CTTTCTTGGCCGTTGGCTTGGGTTTGCGACCACGGCCGGCGACCGTGGCGGTGCCTCCCATCGCGCAACTCCTGAATTTTTAATTTCGCGGGTGTAAAAAAACGACTGAGGGCGCGGTCTAGAAGCCGAAGGCCCCAGACTTTTGACCCTCCCCACCCCCCAGAGATGGGAATATTTCTCATTTCCATCAATTTCGATGAAATTTCACGAGAATCGATCTCATTTACGTGGCCTCGGTGCGAGACGCCCTTGCGTTACCCCAGCCGCCGTCCTCTGCCGCCGTCTTGCGGCTGTGGCATGAGTGACACAGGCCTTGCCAGTTAGAGCGAACCCAGAACGCCTCTTTGTCTCCAACGTGCGGCACGATGTGGTCGAGATCGGTAGCTTCAACCACCAACCCTTGGCGCTCGCACTCAGCGCACAGCGGGTGCTTAGCCAGGTAGGACTTGCGGGCCTGCTGCCACTTGTAGCTGTAGCCTCGCTGGCTGCTGGTCTCGCGCTGCTTCTCTCGCTGCTTGACTTCGAACCGCTTGCCAACATCCTTGTGCGCATCACAGTAGCGAGGGTTGCGGGTTAGCACGTTGCAGCCTTGGGCGTTGCAGGGTTTCTGCGATCTCAGCGGCATGGTGTGCCGTCCATGTACCTAAGGGGCTGGGCATCAGGGTCTTCAGGCTCACCCTCGGCCATCGCCTGAATCAGCAGGTCGAGACGATCCGCTATCATCTGCATCGCGGTTGCCTGCGCTTCCTGTGCTGCCGTTACTCTTTCCAGCAAGGAGATCAGCTGCTCGTTCATATGCCACCTTCGACCACTTGTTGATCCATGCACGCCGGGCAGCACAGCCACTACATGCCATCGGGATAAGCTCGCTCGCTGGCATCAAGCAGCACAGCGCCTTCACTTTGGATATCTGCACAGCCCTCGGTAGCCTTGGCCATTGCATAACGCCGCTGCTCATCACTCAGCGCCGTAACCTCAACCACACACGTGGTGGCTTCGGCGGCAACGACGTGCACGGTTTCCGGATAGACCTCAATGACCGCCTTCCAAACGTCGTTGGGCTCGGCGTGCAGAGTGATGCGGGTGACACCGGTGAGCTCACTGCCATCAGACAGGATGACCTTGGTGCCTTTAGTGTGGTGCGCACATCCGCCGCTCGACGCAGCACCGGGCTTGATCGTTACCACTTTCAAATGATTGGCTTCTGTCATGTCTTACTCCACCGTGCAGTTCGGCCACTTGCAGCGCGCGAATGCCAAGGCACCTGCGTGGTCGTGGTCTTCCGGCATGATCATGGGGAATGGTGGGTAGCCCGGCACTGTGACGTACCAGGACTTCTTCACTTGCTTTGGCTGCGCACGATCTGCGCATCGACCTGATCAGCGCACGTGTCGAGCAGCTTGATGGCCTGATCCTTCAGCTCCCACACGTCGCCGTTATCACGCAGATCGGTGTCATCGGCATTGACCCGCTCGCACGGGATCAGCTCAGGGGCTTCCAGCCTTATTGCCGTGGTCTTTGTTACCACTTGCGGCTTTGCCGCGCAGGCCGTCAGGCAAAGGCTGAGCAGCCCAATCACGAACAGGTTTGCTATTGCGCTTGAGATCATCGAAATCCTTCTTGGCCTTTTTGGCCTTGTCTTCGCTGGCCTTGATGCGTTTGTTCAAGTCGGCGGTGTACGCGGCGTTGCGGGCAGCCTCGGCTTTCAGCGTGGTGATCGTGGCCTGGCTTTCCTTGTTGGCATCGACGGCCTGCTGCTTTGCGTCACGCTCAACGGTCACAGCGCCCTGTAGGGACACGACGCGGATCTGCTGGATAGCGATCAGCAGGCTCATCACGATAACGATGACGATGGCCGCCGCAATGGCTCGCAATGTGGAGCCGACCTTGGCTACTGCGACAACTGGCTCGAGGCTCATAGTGAATCCGCCTTGCGGCCGAGGAATCGGATGATCAGTTCGCGGATCGCGGTGACACCGATGAAGCCGATGGTGCCGCCGGCGGCGACAGATAGGCTCGACGGCCAGGCCATCCATTCGATGACGCTGCTGGCAGACAGGCTCAGCGCGCCGCAGATCAGCGCCTCAAGCACGACGCGCCACTTGTTGGCCTCTTTTCCTTCGTACAGCACGCGCAGCAGTGAAATGGTTGCGGCCATGATCGCTCCTTGCCAGAGCGGATTCGACAGGACGAGCCAGACCTGCGCCCAGAAGTCAGGTGATTTTTCAGGCATGTTCGTCGTAGTCCGACATCCACCCTTTCGGGATCGGAAAATGAATCAGCCCCGCAGCACTCCCAGCTCGGAGCGATGGGTGTGGCGGGGCTGAAAACGAAAAAGCCCCAGCAGATGCTGAGGCTCGAGATAGTTGCGTGTCTTCCCACGCTGCCCGCCAGAGCCGCCCCGGAACAATCGAGGTAATGAGGCTCACTGGCTGCCGGTGTTATTTCCGTACGCCGCACTTCCGGCTATCGACGTCCAGGCCACCCCCGAAGGAACCACCCTGGCTATGGCGTCTTGCTCGAAACAAAAAAGCCCCGGCAGATGCCGAGGCTTTGAATGGCTGCAGATGGCCGGTTCTGATCTCCGGCTTGTGGACTTAACGATCTAGGTCTGAGGCTTAAATGAAAGGCATGGGACGGACAAGATTCGAACTTGCGGCAGCCTCGGTGTAGCCCCGCAGCGGGCACCTCAACCACTCTATCTGCTGGCCCGGGCTTAATCCGAGCACTTCAACCTTAAACCACTCAGTCACCGATCCCAAAAAAACAAAAGCCCAGCGCATTGGCTGGGTTTTAGCGTCGTCTCTCATACGCGCAAGATCGACATGATGGGGTTAATTTACGGCCAAACGGCCATCATGGTCAAGCAGCATCTACGAAGATTTGCTCGGCGTCGAAGATATGAGTCGCATGAATAACAGCCGCCTCTTCCAGCCGCTCAAGCCGCTTGTGGATACCTGCTCTCCAGTTGCGGCGCGTGCGCTCTGGGGAAGCATCCACGTCCCATGTGTTCATGTCGTAGAACTCGGCGGGTAGCACGATCATGTCAGTCGAGCGCTTGTCGGACTGGATGCCCTTTAGTTTAGGGATTGCCCAGGCGGTCAGCGCCTTATAGATGAACAGCGGCGGCGCGGGCGATGAGATGCGGCTCACCAGACGCCCGATCGCGGCGACCTTGTTCGCCTTGTGCGTCGAGTACTTCGCGACCAGCACGTCCCACTGCGCAGGCTCCAACTGACGGTGCAGAAGCGCATACAGGCAGCAGTCGTAATCGAACTTGTCACGCGGCGACAGGGTGCTGCCATTGCCACCTTGTCGCAGATCGGCATCAATTAGCTTCTGCCAGGACTGCTTCGTGCTGTTGTCGATGTTGTCAGCGGCCAGCACGCGCACGAGGGTACCCATCACATCTTTGTACATGCCCATCGATCAATCCCCTGTGTAGTTCGTGCCGCCGGCACCGCGGCGGTTGTTCTGTTCGTATTGTTCGTGCGCGCCGGATGCCTGATTCACTCGAGCACCAAAGGCAAGGATGCGTTGCTGGTAAATGTTCAACATTAGGCCGAGCTGGGTTACCAAAACCCCAACCGGGATAGCTTCCCCTGTCTCAGCCGAAACCCAGCCGGAGGCATGGCATTCGGTACAGGGCAGGTCGTGGAAGATGCCTTTGGTAACTGCTTTGCCCTTGCAGGTCGGGCACCACTTCAACGGGATTGGCGAGGCCTTGAGGCTCGGCCCATGGCTCTTTTTCATGCTTTTGAAACCTCGCCTATGGTTGATTCTTGAATAGGGTTGCAGGCCATACGCGGCGGGGCCTGTAGCGATTTGTCGGAGTCCTCAAATCTAAAGCCGGTCAATCCGAGAATGACGTTCAGCCCCTTGCCGTCTAGATGGCGGTGCCAGTTCTCCAGCGCGTCACGCTTGCGGGCCATCACGTCGGACTGGATGTACACCTTCACGTTGTGGCCCATGGCGTGGTTGATCAGCAGCTCGCCGATCAGGTGGTCAATGCCGATATCTGCCCAACCGGTGCGGGCCAGCTTGCGGAGGTCGTGGCTGGTCCATTCGCCCTTCCCCAGCCGCGTGAACACGGCACTGGCTTGGCTCTGGCTCAGGGGCTTGCCTCGGCGCCCTGGGAAAAGGAACGGGCCGGTGTAGCCTCGGTTCTGCTGCACCTGGCGATACAGCATCAGCAGATGTCGGACAGCCTCGGTCAGCGGCAGGTAATGCTCCACCCGGGTCTTCGTGTCAGCGGCCGGGATGAACCAGACGTGTTCGGCGAGGCTTATGTGGTCCCAGCGGGCCTGGCGGGTCTCACCAATGCGGGTGCCATGGCAAAGCATCATCAGAGCCAGGATCGCGTCATTCGGGATGGGGAATAGCTCGCGCAGCAGCAGCTGGAGTAGCTCCTCGATGTGCACGCCTCGCAGCCGTGACGGCTTGACGGTTACCTTTGCCTTGGAGAAATCGCTGAACTTGATGCCGGTCAGGGGATTGCTCGCGATCAGACCCAGCTTGTGGGCCTGACGGAATGCCAGCGCCAGCAGTTGGAAGACGAGCCGCACGAAATCGATGGACAGCGTCTCCTGCATCGGCCACATGAGCTCACGGTCGAGGTAGGCCTTGTCGATATCGGTCAGTGCTGCAGACCCGAGGCGCGGCAGCAGGTGACACTTGATTGCGGAGGCGGCTGTGTCTTTGCGCTTGTCGGAGAGGCTGCGATCGCGAGACATGCGCTCGGCGTACCACTCCAGCAGCTCACCCACGGTCAGCCACTTCGAAAGGTTGGTGCTCGCGCCGGCGTCCAGGCGTAGACGGATATCAGGCAGCGCCGCGATGACCTGCTTGACGGACAGGTCCGGGTAGCTGCCGATCCGATTCCACCTGCCACGCACCACCAGGAACCACGAAGCCCGGGCGCGGTTTTTGGCGAAGCGCAGGTACAGGCCGCGATGCTCGTAATCCCGAAGGTCACGGACCGGGCCGACCGCCTGCCGTTTGATTTCGGCGTCGGTGATCTTCACGGCGGCCGTCGTCATGCAGATACCGCCTTGGCCTTCTGCTCTGCCAGATCGCGCTCGCCCCGGAGTGGAATCAGCTCGTGATCGGCATAGGCCGTGCTTACGCCCGAGCTCTGCTGAATCACGTACCACCCTGGCGAGGGAGCCCGGAAATAGCCTTTGCCGCGAACCAACGCGCCTTTCTCGATGCGCTCGATCAGCTCTACCTGACTGCCGGCTGGGATGTCGGCATCGAAGACCTTTGTCAACGCCAGGTCGCCCGGCTGAAATTGATTACTCACGCGGCCACCATGGTCTGAGGAAGTCGAAGGTAAGCGCGGATCTGCTCCATCGCATCGAAGTGGCCCCGGCACACGATCGCCAGATAGCCCTGATCGTTCAGCCGGCGGATCCACGCGTGTTGGCTGGCCGACACCGCTGCATCGTTCGGCGCCGTCGCCTTGAACTCGAGGTAAAGGCCGAAGTAGCCCCCGCGCGCCATCGGCAGCACCAGATCTGGCACGCCCGCTTTGACGCCCTGCCCCTTCAGCTTGATGGCGACCAGCTTGTGACGGTGCCCGCCGTTGGGGACGTGGTAGATCAAAGCGGCCACGGCCGGCAGGGACAGTTCGAGTTCCTTGATCAGCGCGGCCTGCTCCAAGCCTTCGCGGTCGACCGGCTTCGCGCGGGTGGCCTTTGCCTTGAACAGCCTCATTTGCCTGCGCCTTTTGCCGGCTCGCGTGCCGGACCGAAAGCAAAGCTGTCCCGCCCCGAACTGACCACCGTGGAGTTCTTTAGAAGAGCCTTGAGCTGGGACCAAGTCATGGGAAAACCTCGCACTTCGGAGCATCGCGAAGGAGGAGATATTTGGCCGATTCCGGGGTTACCTCGTAGCGGAATTCAACAGGCGCCAAAGACTGCAGCTCCAGATCACGCGGGAAGTAATAACCAAGCGCGAAAGCAGATCCCGCAATCACGACGGTTACCAACGCGGCGAGGCGCATGGCTGGTTTGAAACCGGGATGAATACTCATGCCGCACTCCGTGCCGCGAGTTCCATTTCGATCTTTGCCCAACTGGCCGAGGACATAACCGCGCTGCCGTTGAACATCAGCACCGTTTCGCATGGCACCTGTTTGGCGTGGATGCGATACCGAAGCTCCGGTCGGTTCTTCCAATGGCACCACTTGCGCTCGTTACGCCACTTGATCGTTTTCGTAGTCGGCAGGTGCTCTGAAATGACCACCGGGATACCGCCGAACATCATTGCTGGGCTTTTCAAGCTGCCACCTTCCCTTCGCTCACCAAAATGTCGATGGTCCGGACCATGCCTTCCATGTGCATCGTGCGGAGTTGTTCACGGCTGAACTCGGTATTTAGGCGCGCATCGACGGCGTCGTGACAGGCAGAGCACGCCCAGGCGGCCTGTAGGTCGTGTGGTTTGAGGCCGGTGCCGCAGAGAGTGCCCGCCATTCGCAGGTGCGCCAGCACCGTCGTTTCCGGGTTGCCGTTGCACACGCCCGGAACACGGACCTGGCAGTCGCGCCCACGCGCGGCCTTGGTGAACTTGGTCTGCTTCACAGGCCACCCCCAAACTGGAAGTCGGCCGCGCGCACCTGGCGCGAGTAGCCGGCCTCCATCAGCAACACGGCGCAGCACAAGACGTGGATCACCACATGGATGGTCTTCATTCGGTGAGCCCCTGCGCTTTTTTCTCGAGTTCGATCAGCAGCTCGATGAAGTGCTTGGCCTTTTCCAAATCGGCGATACCGCCCTTGGCCCGCCACCGCGTCACGTACTTGATGACGCTGCCCTCGGCGAAGGGAATGGCGTTGGCATGGATGAATTCAATGGGCTGAATCTTCAGCGACTTGTAGTGGTCGCCGGACACCTGAGTATTGAGCGCGCTCACTGGGCGATCCCCTTCAGCAAGGTCTGGAGCTGCTTGAGCTTGCCCAGCGCCTCGGCGTTGGTATCGCGCTCAACCTCAACCGACAGGGCAACCTCCTCGATGCGCGACGCAAGTCCTTTCAGGCGCGCGCCGATATCGTCGGCCAAGGCGATGACCTCTGCGGAGAGACCCACCAGAGCATCAAGCGCCTGGATATCTGGCTTTTTGAGGGGAACGAGGGTTCCGATGGCAGGCTTCGACATGGGCTTTTCAATCCTCAATTTTGGGGTTACTGCATCACGCTGAAATTTGCTGCCCACTGGTTCGCGGATAATCCCGGCGTCTTTCAGCTCGCCAAGGGCGCGCCGCACCGCGTGCACAGCAACGGAAGTGGCGTTGGCTGCCAAAGCCGCGCAGTGAATGTCGTGGGCGCTCCACGGCTGCTGGATAGGCACGTACTCAAAAATCTTCCGTGCGGTGGAGGACTGGCCGGCAAGCAGTTGTTGGATGCGGGAGTCTGTAATTGCCATTAGCTGGCCTCCATCGAAGGTTCCGCTGGCGACCCGCCAGCGCGCTGGGCGCGCAGTTCGGCCAAGGCCTTGTTTCCGATATCGGGAGTACGCCGGGCTTCGGCGCGGGCCGGCAGCGCCAAGGGCATCTTCTGCAATGGAAGACCCTCGATCATTCGGCGGCAGGTGATGACGTAGTTGCGCTCGAATAGCTTCATGGCCAGCGATGTTTCGAGGCGGCTGAGCGGTTCAAAGCCGCACTCTTTGGCTGTGTGCCAGACCGCTTGGTGCGACCACTTCGCTTGGCCGGCCATTGACGGGTGAGCGTTACGGCAGGCCTCGCGGAATGCCTTCTCCAGCGGAGGGATGCCCAGCATTTCCGGCGTGGGCTGGCACAGCTTGATGAACTTGCCCACGCTCGGTGCGAAGTCGGAACCCAGCTTGCGGCACTGCTCGATGCCAAAGCGGATCTGCTCGATACGGGTAATGTTCTCGGCCATGAACGCCTTGACCCAAGTGGCTTTGGCAGCGCCGATGTCTTCCTTGTCAGGCCAGGCCTGCTTCCACGCTGGGAAGATCGCCTTCAGCTCACGGAACAGCTGGTTGATCACATGGACGGTGCCAGCGTCGATCGTGAGCGGCACGACCTCGGCAGATGGAACGTTCGGCAGTTGCTGCATGATGCTCGCGACGGACTTCATCACAGACCTCCCAGATTTTCAGCCCAGCTGGTGTCGTCGAAATCTGGCGCATGGCCTCGGCCTGCCGCTTTGACTCGCTCACGCTTCACCCACTGCACGAGGCGGTAGCACCAGCCGGGCGCCGAATCGACAGTGCCAGGGCGGGCAGCAAAGAAACCCTTGAACGCTCGAACCGCTGCATCCGGCACTGAGTCGGCTGGGATGCCGGCAATTGCGATCTGGTCGGCCAAGGCTTTCGCGTTTGGCTCCCACGCGGCGAACATGGCGAAGCGCTGGTTCGGCGACGGGCACTCAGCGGCGGCGAGGTCTTGCTCGGCAATCTCAGCGGCCAAATCGCGCTGCTGCAGCTGCTCTTCGGTTCCTTGATGGTTAAGTGGTGTATTGGGTGCAGCTGCTGCACCCCGTTCTGCGTTTTCCTGCACCCCGTTCTGCTGTGAGCTGCACCCCGTGCGGTTATCTGCACCCCGTTCTTTACGGGGTGCAGCATTTGCACCCCGTTTGAGCTGGAGGTCATACACGACTGGGCGGCGGTCACGGCGATCGATGTACGCGGCGGCAATGGCCTGATTACCCTCGGTGATGAAGCCCGCCTTCTCCAGCTCGTCCAGTTTCAGGCGAACGGTGCGCTCGGAAAGACCGGTGTCGTCTGACAGGGTCAGCGCAGAGGGGAACGCCCCGCGGCCATCGCTACCGGCGTAGTTCGCCAGGCACAACAGCACATGACGGGCAGCAGGGTTTGCAAGCGAAGCCTTCGGCAACGCGAGAGCCCATGACATAGCTTGAACACTCACAGCGGGGCTCCAATGTTCTTTTCGGCCAAGCGTGCGAGGCCTTTCGGGGTAACGAGGGGTTGATATGCCGCGCGCTCGACACCGGTTTCGATATCGGGTTTGAGCGCGGTCACCTTGTGCTTCAGGAAGCCGTCACGGATGCGAGGCTGCATCGCGATCCAGCGAGTCGACCCACCGCGGCGGTAAATCCAGCGGTTTGCCTGGAGCCAGTCGAAGAGCCTGGACGGGGCGATGCCGAGTTGTTTTGCCGCGTCGGTGATGCAGATCGCGCCCTCAGCTGCGGCAAGCCGGCGGATGGCTGCGAGCTTGGGTGCTTGAAGCTCGATCACGCCAAGGAGGCGCTGGGTTTCTTTCGCCTGGTCGGCGGCGAGCTGGAGCGCCTCTGCGTAATTTGCCGGGATACGCGGGGCGGCCTGCTCTTCAAGTTCGCGCCAGCGGCGAACCACTGCCATACGAAGTGGTGCGCTGTAGCCGGTCAGCAGGCAGTCGGTGTGCTCACGGTCGAGCAGATATTCGGTCTGGTTGCGGTTCTGGCCGTCCAGATAGGTGCGCTCAAAACTGAGCGCATCTTTTTCCAGGTCCGACAGCATCGACGCGATGTCACGTTTGACGTTCTTGTGCTGCTTACCGGTCAGATTGGCGATCTCGCGCGATGACATGACCTGACGCGTCATTACCAGCGGCGGCAGGAAAACTGACGAATCAGGCGGGGTATTGCTACGGGGGTTCGCGGTGTGCATAATCGGACCTCACAAGTGTTGTTGAAGAAGCCGGTCTAGCCACCGGCTTTTTTATTGCCTACGATTTAGGCTGCCTTGACCGATGCCTTAAGCACGTCCAGAGCCTTCTCCGCCTCGGCGATCTCCCGCAGGATTCGCGCGCGCTCCATCTGGTCGACGCGGCCGTCTGCCATTGCCCGGTGCGTTTCCACGGTCACTTCGGAAATCTCGAGGGCGACGTGGCCCAGCGCTTGATGAACATCGATAGCCACAGGCTGCTCTTTCGCCACCAGGTCGAAGTTGAACCCGGCCGCCAGCGCCAGCAGAGGACGCATGTCCTGGGTGTGCAGCAGAATCCCGAAGAGGTGCTCGATGGTCAGGTGGTGAGCTGCGTTGTCCGGGTTGGAGCGCTGGAGCAGGCTCACGTGGGCAAGACACATCTTCCCGGCCAGCTCCTCGGCGCCGCTTTCCTTCACCGTCGTATGGCAGGCCCGCAAGAAATCTTCCATTCGTAAACCCTCAAATTTGTTTCAGTGGCTGCGTGCCAGCACGCGTTGCAAAATGTTTCTACCGAACAGAACAACAGGGACGTGGGCTCAGGCCACCATCTCTGCCCAAGGAAAAGCGGGACAAAGGGACTCTTTCTTAAAAGCACCCCCGGTCAGATCTTCAGCCCGCTTGGCAATGACAGGAGACATGCCGTGCTTACCGCGAACCCAGCCAGAAACGGTGCTTTGATCGACCTTCAGCTTTTCGGCTGTGACCTCTTGCGTGCCGAAGTGGGCAACGAGGTCCTTGAAAATAGTGTTCATGCTGCCCCTCCGTATGTGAATACCCATATCGTAGAACATAGGGATACCACTTTGCAACGATATGGGTGCGCCAGTAATAATCGCCAGATGGAATACAAAGACCGAATCAAGGCCGCTCGCCGGCACGCAGGACTAACCCAGGCCCAGCTCGCGAAACTCGTGGGCATCGATCAAGCGTCTATTTCGGATCTTGAACGAGGCAGATCGCAGCGGTCGTCTTACAACGCATCCATCGCAAAAGCGTGTGGCGTTTCTGCTATCTGGATCGAAAGCGGAGCGGGCCCCATGGTGGTTGAGGCTGCCGAGCCGTCGAACGTGAAAGACGTGGTCCAACCCGAAATGCTTTTTCGGTATCCAGTTATCAGCTGGGTCTCTGCCGGATCTTGGGAGGAGGCGGTCCAGCCCTATCCAGATGGTTTTTCAGACCGCTACGAGACATCTGACTACGACTCTAAGGGTCCAGCGTTCTGGCTTGAGGTCAAAGGGGACTCAATGACGGCCCCTGCAGGAGTCAGCGTACCGGAAGGAATGATGATCCTGGTTGATACCGAGGCTGACGTGAAGCCCGGGAAACTGGTTATTGCGAAGCTTCCCGCCAGCAACGAAGCCACTTTCAAAAAGCTGGTTGAGGACGGCGGCGTTCGATATCTGAAACCGCTCAACCCGGCATACAAGATGGTCGAATGCGATGAGAACTGCCGGATAATCGGGGTGGCTGTGCAGATGAGCGCCCGCTTATAGGTTCTCCGCCCCGATTCAGGAATCAAGATCAGCCCGCCCAGAGCGGGCTTTTTCTTGGGCTCTCGCTCAAGGAGAACAAATGTACTCCTCCCGTATTGCCGTTTCACGACGGATCCAATACTGTCTATCCATACAGTATTGCTATGGAGGATGACATGACACCAAGCACCGCGAACATCACATTTTCGCCGACTCCATATGAGCAGGTAGGCCGCAGGATTCAGCGCCTAGTGTCTGACCCGAAAGTGCAGAAACGCCAAGCCGTGGACATCACCAGGCGCAAGGACGAAACGCCTGAAGCTTGGGAGCAAGTACTTCAGGAACTGGATGAGACCGATGGCATAACAGTAGAGCGCCTCCAGCCTGGCTGCGTTCGAATAGGGTGGAAAAGATACATCGACCTGTGAACGGAGCCCGCTTTCGCGGGCTTTTTATCGTCTTCGCCAAAATTTATGGGCATACCCATTGACAAGAAATATGTGCAGACCTATATTTTGCCCATGCCGACACATAACCGGCACCGCTCTTTAACAGCCAGCCGCAACAAATCAACAGACCGCATTGCCTCTACCGGCGACCGGCGATCAGACAGGTGAACGAGGAAAGCCTGCCAACGACAGGGAAAACCCTGGGCGGTTGATCGATGACGAAACGTCAGAACCGCGTGAATGACCCGGCAAGCAGTGCGCCCCGCCACCCCGGCGGCAATGGGAAAGATTTCACTGGCTGGCCTTGGATGCTCAGGGCCAGACGGGAAATCAACCGCCCTGGAGGGCACAAGCATGAACATCAGCGGTTTGGATAAGGCAGAGGTCTTGGCGGCACTCTTCAATGCGTCACGCGAGCAAGGGATAAGCTTTTTGGATTCTCGCGGCCGTCGCGATATGACAAAAGAGCGGGCAGCAGAAATCCTCAAAGTTACCGAGCACTTCGATTACCTGGAGGGCCGAGTGATGAAGATCAGCCTGGATCGCGACGAAGTTGAAACTCGCCTTTACGACCGCGACAACGGGCAAGCCTCTGCCGAACGCGCCATCGCGCATCTGGTTGCGGCGCGACATGAAAGCGATCCCGCTGGAGTCGCGATGCTCAGGCCCTCGCCGGGAGCAACCACGTCACGATCTCGCACGGCGGCAAGATCCAGCTATGACAACAGCTTGGATATAACCAACACGCTGAACCCGCTGAGCCCATTCAGCCCGCTCAATACGACGTTCGACAGCGCACCTCAACCGTCGTCCGATCACTGCTCGAGCAACAGCAGCAGCGCCGATTACGGTTCGAGCAGCTCATCAAGCGATAGCTCGTGCAGCTACTCAAGCGACAGTAGCTCTTCCAGCAGCAGCTACGACTGAAACGCATGTCGCCCTTGGACGCCACCAAACACGTCACGATCGAACTGGAACACTCGGCGGGCTCGATGAAGTTCGACGGCGAGCTGGCCGAGGGGCTATACCTCGCAGCACGCCACCTGACCGGGCAGGAAAGACTGGAGCTGATCCAGCGCCTGCAAGACAGTCACGCCGAACTGGAAGCAGTCGGCAGATAGACAACCAGCGCCAGCGTCAGCCTGACGAAAACTGCCCGATCGTCTTGAAAGAGGCTGCATCGGAATGTCGGCGCCCCATGAAAAAAGCTGATCCAGGCCAACTGTTTGTATGCGAACGGGCGGACGTAGTTGAGCAACTTGGTCAGGACCGACATTCCAATGCAGCTTCAAATCCAACCTACCCGCAAGGAGCAACCCATGGAACAAACCCTTCAGCAATTACTGGCCGAACGCGTCAGTGCCTATGCGTTGTCTGATCGCCCTCGCGAGTTGATCGATGACGGTATCGCCAAGATGTTCAAGAGCGTAGTCGACGACGCATTCCGCTCCTACGGCACCATCGGCGAGTCGATAAAGGACGCAGTGAAGAAAGCGTTCCCGGCCAATGTCACTGACGTTTTCGAGTTGCAGCGCTACAACGCCATGATCGCCACGGCTTTGCGCGAGCGCTGGGAAGCCGCAGGCATGGAATCAGCGATCCTCGCCCAAGCAGATGCCTCAATTACAGAGGTACTTACCGGCGAAGGTCTGCTAACCGGGGAGGTTTCGCTGAAAGCGCTGCTGGAAGAGTTCGTAGACGCCCACAAAGAAGAAGCGGCCCAAGACCACTGGAGCGCACCAGAAATTCGAATTACAGAGGACGACTCTCACACCCGAAAATTCGTCCACATCTACTTCGACCCCGCGCCAGAGGGTCAAAACATCTACAGCTCTTCACGCCGCAGTGACTATTCGCTGAAACACAACCTGCACGTGATGATCGAGGGCGAGCGAGAGACCGGCGACCGCTGGCAGCCAAAGGTCGCCTTCGGCCAGGTGTACAGCGCGCAGCTCGACGATAAAAAGGTTTCCCTGAAACGAAGCGTACGCACCAAGTGGGAGCGAATGCTCGCATCTCTGTATTTCGGCAACGCCGTTCTGCTGATCGACTGCGAAGAAGGAGACTTTTCATACGGTTTCGACGATTGAAAACCGCTCCAGCGTCAGCCTGACGTTAACTGCCCGATGCCCTGGTACTCCCCAGCACCAGGCCGCATCGGAGAGTGACCGAAGCGTGCCCGAGCGGGCTGCAGCGCTAGGATCGCAAAGCCCCGTGAATGTCCTGGGCCGGTACGAGCTGGACGGCCAATACCAAAAACGCGGCGGGAAACAAGCAGGCGTAGCGACCTGGTGTTTCGATCACTCTCTGATGCGGACGAAACTGCGGCCTATAACCGCCCACCTGCGTCAATCGCCCGACCGAGGGAGCTCTTAAGTTGGGAGGAAATGGTGACGGCCGTGGAACTCGGCGCCGGATGACGTAACCGGCAGAGCAGACGAATGCCCGGGCTGACGGGCAAGCCGAGGCTCGCTGATGAGCTACTGAGCCCTAGATGAGTTAGGCCATCAACCCGGAGATCAGCACCGGGCATCTGCACTCCATTCAACAGGTGGCCACTGCCTTCCCAGTGAGCGAACAACGGGGGATGACCGCCATGAAATAACAGACAGATACCGGCCTACCGCATCAGGCGGCGCCGGCGAGCAAGGCTCACGTAGGGAGGCCTCGTGAACCAGCTAAATGAAAAGCCCCAGTTTGATGGGGCTTTTTTTCATCCAGCGTTTACCCGCCAGCACTCTCCCCTGCGCCCAATCGGCTTACGTCAGGCGGCCAGAGTGCTGACGAGTACACGCAACGAACTGGAGAAAGGACATGCACCCACAAATTCAGCAGCGCGTGGATGGCCTGAACGCCATGCGCGCTCGCACTCACCTCGCTACAGCGGAGTTCTACGCCATGATCGGTAAAGAGCCGCCAGCCCAGAAGATTCGCTACCAGGTCGTCGCGAAGAGCGCCAATGCCTGGCACGTCGTGGAGCTGAGCACCGGAAAGGTCCGCGGCTTCCGCTTCAGCTACAAGGAGGCATCGAATTTTGCTCAGGCCCTCGAAGCGCGCGCCGATGCTGTGGTTGTGACGCTGTCGCAGGCGGTGCTGCAATGATTGGCGAGAGCGTACCGGACCAGCACAAGCAGGCGATCGCCCAGCTGTCCGCGCAGATCGATCACTTCCTCGCCACCGGCCATCGCATTCAGCACATCGACCAGGGCGTCAGCGCCAACGCGCCGCTGCTGGGCACCACGAATCATCTGGAAACGCTCAAGGCCAAGCGAGCCAAGCGTGCACCGCGGATTCGTAAACTGGCCGAAGCGGGACTTAACGCTCGCCAGATCGGCATGAAGATCGGCGTCGATACCCGCACCGTCGCCCTCACCGCCCGCGAGCACGACATCTCATTTACCCAGGCCACCTGATGAGGCGTCTTTTCAAGTGCGCCAATCAGCGTCGGCGCCAGACCTGGCTAAACCTGCCAGCGCATCAGATCGGAGATGCACCCGATGGAACAGACACCAGCTGCAAAGCACGCCGCAGCGTACCGCCTGAGGCAGAAGCAAAAGAAGGCCGAGCTGGGAATCGCAACAGTAACGATTGAGGTGGCTCAGGGCATCGCCGCGCAGCTGCCTGAGTTTCTCAAGCAGCACGGCTTCGACAATGCGCAGGAGTTGTATCAAACCCTGGTGCTGCACGTGCTCAGGGCGCCACACGAAGAAGCCGCACGGATACTCAAGCCTCACACGTCAGGTTTTGTTATTACCGAGGAAATGACGCGTCAGCTGGAAGCTGCCGGCCTCGCCGAGGTCGATCCTGATGCGGACGAAGGGGACGACGATGTCGCACATAGCGAACATCTGACCTCCGATGTAACGCAGGCGTAACGCGAGTCACCACTCACTGCCCACCACCAAACTATTCGCAACCGTCCCGTATCAGAGGACGGCGCACGCCATGGAGAAAACCATGAAATACCTCGCCCGCGTCAATCCGAAGTACTTCGCAGCCATCCACCAGTGCGCCGCCAAGGGTGATGTTCGCTACTACCTCAACGCAGTCCAGATTGAGCCCCATGCCGCCGGCGGCGTCCTCATCGTCGCCACAAACGGTCACTTCATGGGCGCTATGCACGACCCTGACGGTTGGATTCATCCTGAACACAAGTCGGTACTCATCGGCACCGTCTCTAAGCGGATGCTTTCTGCCTGCACAACCCGCAAAGGACCGGATGGAGAGCCGCCCGCGCTGCTCTGGATCGCGGAAAAATTTTCGCTCATCACCAGCCTGGCCGACGTCGCGGAGGAGCCAGAAATGTTCGGGAAATTTTCGCACCTGACTGAGAAAACCGAACTTGTCGACGGCATCTTTCCAAATTGGCGCCGCGTGATTCCAAAGAAACGCCAGAAATTCGAGGGCTCGTATCCGTGCTTTAACGGTGAATACCTGGAAGTATTCAACAAGATCGGCGTCATGCTTTCCGGGCAGAAGCGTTTCGGAGGCGGCGGGATGCACCTTGAAACTGGCGAGGAAAACGGCTCAGTAATCGTGCGGTTCAATCGCCTTGACCTGAACGAGCTTTTTGTCGGTGTGCTCATGCCGATGCGCGGCGAGGAAATGAAAGGGTTTCTGCCGGCCTGGACCGAAGCAGAAACCGAATCTGAAGCCGCCTGATCAGTGAGTCACGGGCAGCGCATCAACCGCGGCCTCGATGGCAATCACAGCCTGAGACCCAATATGCGGCCGGACATCTGATTCAAGCAGGCACGTCGCAACGATCTCTGTGACTTCATCGGGATCAATACCCCGCTTCCTGATTTCGGCCATTACAAATATCAGTGCCGTTTCCAGCGCCAACTCTCTGTCTTCGCTCATGACCGTATCCCTTCCTGTGGAGCGGTAAGCGTAGGCCATTTTTCACTTCGCATGGAATCGAACCATGAGCCAGCAGCACCAGATTCTGGTTGGCGACTGCATCGATATGATGCGGACGCTGCCGGACCAGTCAGTTCACACCTGCGTGACAAGCCCGCCGTACTTCGGGCTGCGGGATTACGGCGTCGACGGTCAGATCGGCTTGGAAGAAACGCCCGCCGAGTTCATCGCGCGCCTGGTTGCCGTGTTCCGCGAAGTGCGTCGAGTACTCCGCGCCGACGGCACGATCTGGGTGAACATGGGTGACAGCTACGCCGGAAGTTGGGGTGCTGAAGGCCGGACCACCTCCCATGGCAACAGCGCCTATAACGCCAGCGCCATGCAGCGAAAATCGATAACCAATCATCCGAAGCGAGCGCGGAAGACCACGTCGGACCCCAAAGGCTACGGTCTGAAGCCGAAAGACTTGATGGGCATGCCGTGGCGTCTGGCTTTCGCGTTGCAGGACGACGGTTGGTACCTCCGGCAGGACATCATCTGGCACAAGCCGAACCCAATGCCCGAGTCGACGCGCGACCGCTGCACAAAAGCTCACGAGTACTTGTTTCTGCTCAGCAAGTCGCGCCGGTACCACTGCGACATGCAGGCAATTCGAGAGCCGGCTGCCGAAAGCAGCGAGGCGCGGTGGTCGCAGGACATCGAAAGCCAGGCAGGAAGCGAGCGGGTTCCAGGCAAAACAAATGGGCCAATGAAAGCAGTCGGTGGAAGCCGCAGTAATCGAGACAGCTTCCAGCGTGAAGGCTCGAAGCGCGAGCAGACGATTCCAGGACAAAGCAAGGGTACGCATCGACCAGATCGTGAGCCAAGCAGCTGGGACGTGCTGACCAGAAATAAACGCAGCGTCTGGACGGTGGCCACGCACAGTTTCAAGGGCGCTCACTTCGCCACGTTCCCGCCCGACCTGATACGACCTTGCATTCTGGCTGGTGCGCCGCGCGGCGGCGTTGTGTTGGACCCATTCGGCGGTGCCGGTACCACCTCGCTGGTTTCGATGCAGGAGGGTCGTCGATCCATCATCTGCGAGCTGAACCCCGATTACGCAGGCATGGCGCGCGCCCGTATTGACGCAGCCTGGCTAAACGGCGCCGCACAGATGGACGTCTTTCACGACGCGCCTCCGGCGGCCTGACCAATTCCCTTCCCAACCTCGAATCACGCCACCGGCGAGGATCCCTTATGTCTGCACATCAGAAGAAACACCCCTTCGATTTCAAAACTCAGTACGGCCTTGGCTTCGATCCGCAAGACGATGAGATCGTCGTGGACTTCTTCTGCGGCGGTGGCGGCGCCGGTACCGGGCTGGAGATGGGCCTTGGTCGCAAGGTCAGCGTGGCGAAAAACCACAGCGCCAAAGCGATCAGCATGCACACCATCAATCACCCGGGCGCCAAGCACTTCACCACTGACGTGTTCGACGGTGATCCGGATACCGAGTGTAACGGCAAGGCGGTGGGCTGGTTCCACATGTCGCCGGACTGCACCCACCACAGCCAGGCCGCCGGCGGGCAACCGCGCAAGCGCGAGATCCGCAACCTGTCATGGATCGGCCTGAAGTGGGCCGGCAAGAAGAAGCCCCGAGTTATCAGCCTGGAGAACGTGAAGCAGATCCTGCAATGGGGCCGGCTGATCGCGAAGCGAGATAAAGCTACCGGGCGCGTCATCAAGCTGGGCGGCGCGATCGCCGCACCTGGTGAGGTCGTGCCGGTAGACCAGCAGTTCCTGATTCCAGATCCGAAGCAGCGCGGGCGCACGTGGCGCCGATTCGTCGCCCTGCTCGAAGGCATGGGCTACGTCGTCGAATGGAAAGTGATTAAGGCCTGTGACTTCGGCGCGCCAACCAGCCGCGAACGGCTGTTCATGCTTGCCCGCTGCGATGGGCAGCCGATTGTCTGGCCTGAACCTACTCACGCCAAAAAGCCGGCCAAGGGCCAGAAGCCCTGGCGCACTGCGGCGGAGTGCATCGATTTCTCCGATCTGGGCAAAAGCATTTTTGGCCGCAAGAAGGACCTGGCTCCTGCCACGCTGCGGCGCGTAGCCAAAGGCATGAAGAAATTTGTCATCGACAACGCGACACCATTCATCGTGCCGATTGCCAACCGGTCAGGCGAAACGGTGCAGTCAGCCAATCAGCCGCTGCGCACAGTCACCTCCTATCCGAGAGGCGGGGCCTTCTCAGTGGTCAGCCCGGTGATTGCGCCAGCCACACACCAGGGCAGCGACCGTATCAACGATCCACTTGAGCCGTTGCCGACAGTGACGTGCGCCAACCGCGGCGAGCTGACCCTGATCAGTCCGACACTGATTCAGTCAGGCTACGGCGAGCGCCCGGGGCAAGAGCCGCGAGTGCCAGGCGTGGATCAGCCGCTTGGGACGGTGGTCGCCGGCGGCGTGAAACATGCCCTCGCTGCCGCGCACCTGGTGAAGTTCAGGTTTGACGATGAAGGCAAACCGCTGGACGAACCGCTGCCGACCATCACAAGCGGCGGTAACTACCAGCGCCCGGCCGGCGCCGCGCACGCCATGGGCATCGCCACGGCGTTCATGGCCCAAATGAACGGCGGCTTCAACACCACCGCCGCGAAAAGCCTCGAAGATCCGATGACCACGGTGACGAATACCGGCAGCCAGCAGCAGTTGGTGACGGCAACGCTCGTCACCAACACAACCGGACACGCCCCGTCCGATATCGAGGGGCCGGTGCCGACGCTTACGACCGGCCAGCATCACATGCTCGCCACGGCGCATCTTCTGCACCTGCGCGGCAACTGCGACGCCCGTGATTCCGCCGACCCGCTCCACACGGTCAGCGCCAGCGGGACACACCACGGGCTGGTCACCGCTTTCATGGAACGCCAGTTTGGCGCCAGCGTCGGCCAGGACCTGAATGAGCCAGCGCCGACCATCACGGCGGGTGGCGGAGGCAAGAGCTCCTTGGTCAGCTTCGAACTTTCACCCGAGCACGAAGAAGGCGCCCTGCGCGTAGCTGCTTTCCTGATCAGCTACTACGGCACCGAGAACATGAGCGGCTGCGACCAACCCGCACCGACGATCACCACAAAGGATCGCCTCGGCCTGGTCACCGTGATGGTGAAGGGCACGCCGTACGTGATCGTCGACATCCGGCTGCGGATGCTGCAACCGGCTGAGCTGTACCGGGCGCAGGGCTTCCCCACGGACTACATCATCACGCACGGCGCCGACGGCAAGCCGTTCACGAAGACCGAGCAGGTCCACATGTGTGGCAACAGCGTCAGCCCACCGCCGATGGCCGCGCTGGCTCGGGCCAACGATCCATGGCGCGCGGCGCAAAGCCAGGCCGTAGCGGCATGAGTTATCAACATGCTCCAACCCCGAACGATGCACCTGGCGAGGAATCATCCATGCCCGACTTTGAGTATCAAAAAGACCTGAGTTGCTGGTTTGGCCTGAGTTACGCCAGCTGGCTGACATTGCCACGGGTCTTGATGGAGGCGATGCCGCCTGACTGGCAGGAGCGCATGGCCGTGCTGCTGAACGAGTACGACGATGCATATCCGAACCAGCCCGATATCGGCACGCGTGTGCAAATCGTCGTAGATGGCAAGCTCGTTAAGTGCCCCTCGTGGCTGTTGAACTACCGCCACCCCGACAAGCTGGAAATATCGAAGCTCAAGGAGGCGCAGTGAAACGCATCTACCTCAGCGGGCCCATGACGGGCCTGCCCGATTACAACTACCCGGCATTCAACGCAGAGGCCGCCCGCCTCCGCGAACTCGGCTACACCGTCGAGAACCCTGCAGAGAACCCACTGCCCGCCGACGCGCCCTGGCATATGTGCATGCGTGACGCGATACGCCAGATGCTCACCTGCGACACCGTTGCGTTCCTGCCCGACTGGCGTCAGTCCCGCGGCGCCAACGTAGAAATCGAACTCGCCATCCATCTCGGCATGGCTGTTATTCCAGCAAGCGGCATCGCTTCGCCGCAGGAGGAGTTATGAGCAATCAAGCAAAGCGGTTGAGCGATTGTCCTGCAGAGCGCCTGTCGCATTGTCGTGGTGAAGTTGTGCCGCCTGCTGGCGATGCGCCCAAACACTGGCCTACCCAGGCCGAATGCATGCAGCGGCTGGGAAACTCATTCGCCAAGATGATGCCGCCTGCTGGCGGTAATAGCTACGTGGAAACCAGGCAGTGCGACGCCTGTAACCATATCGGCATCAATGATGCGGCATCAGGCCTAGGCGCTTGCCATGACTGCGATTGGCAAGGCACCGACCCGGTGGAGGATAAGTGCCCAGGGTGCGGTAATCAAAACTGCATGGCTGCGGCATGTCCGAAATGCGGGGCTCGGTATGCGATGATCGCTGAAGCGAATCTCGCGATCGCTGTGCCGCCTGCTGGCGATGTGGAAGTGCAGGATTCGGCCAAGATGGAATTCGATAAATTGGCCCACGCCCACGTGTTGGCTATTTGCCGAGGTGCCGCCGCAGCCTGCACAGAGCAGCACTCCTATATGCAAGGGGCAAAGACGGACTCCAAGAACTGGTTCCCGCACAAGTGGGTAATTGATGCCATCCGCAATCTGATCGGCATCAACCAGTCCACTTGCTTGACCCTTCGCGACGACACTACCCGCCTCCAGGCTGAGGTGTCAGCCCTACAGCAGCGCCTGAACATAGCTGATCAGCGGGTGTGTGATCAGCAGCCCGAGCTGACAAAGGCGCGGAATCTGATTTCAACCCTCGAGGCCCGCTTGTTGCACAAAGACCAAGGTATCGACTTTCGCGACGCACTGATAAGCGAGGCCAGTGAAGTGGCTTACAAGGAGCTGCCAGCGACATGGCTTTCACGCGCGAGCACGCTGTGCGTTCGCCAATCCGCGCCAGCCGCGAGGGTATGCAGTCACATTTGGGTGAGCGCTGATAACCGTGGCGTCGGCGCTGGTGAAATATGCCAGGCGTGCTCGGAACACCGACCAGCCGCGAAACTCGACGCCAGCATGATCGGCATCGTTCACACCCCTCCGATGGAGTACGACGAGCCATGAACAACAAAACCGAGATGGTAAGCGTGCCGCGTTTATTGCTGGCTCAAGCGCTGGAGAATATGCGTTTAGTAGGGTTGGCCGAGTGTGTCCAAGCCGGGTTGCGCGCAGCGCTTGACGCCGCCCCTACCGAGGATGTCCGCGCAGTGGTGGATGCGCCCGTTCTCCCGGAACTGACCAGCGATCTGCGTGAAATCCTCGGGCGCCCGAACTTCACCTGCCACTTTATCGCCAAAGCGCTGCGGCTGATGGGCTTCGACATCCCTCAGAAATCTGAGGAAGAACAGGCGGCCACTATTTACTGGATGCTCGGGCACTACCTTCGAGATCCGCTCAACTGGCGAGACACCGCTTCCGCCGAACTCAAAGCAAACGCGCCAAATTCGGCACCACTTCCGCAGTAACCCGCAGAAAATCTTAACCGAGCCTCGAAAATCCTAATTTTCGCCCTCCCCGCTCGGATTTCTTTAACTCATTGCCTGCTGCTTACGCGGCAAGGCGGAGCTTTGCCAATGGAACTTGAGGCCATAACCACGGAGACCCAGCTGTGCGCGGTATTCATGCTGGAGTTCAACAGCCTGCCTGGCTGGACCTGCCACCCGGAGGCGGCAGGGTTCGACGTGTTGGTCGTGCATGAGGACGGCCGTCAGATCGGTGTGGAGGCCAAGCTCGCGCTGAATGCGAAGGTTGCCGATCAAATCCTTCCGTCCATGGGTGATGAGTTTTACGGTCGGCCCGGTCCTGATCACCGCTTGGTAATCGTCAGCAAAATATCGGATGCAAGCGAAGGCATCAGGAAAATGCTCGAGCATCTTGGAGTGCGCGTGCTGGTGGCGAGCAAGTACTCCAGAGTGAAAGGCTGCTCACATGGTTTCAGCATCGACTCCGAGTTATTTTCGCCGGAAAAGCACATGCCGCGTTGGGGTTACTCAAATCGGATGTTCGACTGGTGGCCGACCGAACGCTGCCGGGTGCCTTCCGTGGTCACCAGCCTCCCAGCGGGCGTTCCGTCTCCAATCCGGCTTACACCATGGAAAGAGTCAGCGCTTCGCGTGATCGCGCAGATGCGCCAGCAGGGTTTCATCACCGCCAAACAGATCGCCTCCTACGGCATCGGTGTGACGGCGTGGACCCAAGCGCCTGGCAGCAAGCCCGGATGGCTCGCTCGCGGGACGTCACGAGGACAGTGGATTGAGACAGAGCACATGCCTGCCTTCGATAAACAGCACCCCGACGTCTACGCGCTGGCAGTCGCCGAGGTTGCCGCTAAAGCTTTGGAACCGTTGGAGCTCACATCATGATGAAAGAACGCCCGATCTTGTTCTCGGCGCCGATGGTGCGCGCCATCCTGGAAGGCCGGAAGACGGTCACGCGACGCGAGGTAAAGAAACAGGCAGCGCTGGATTGCCTAGCTGCCGGGTTCGAGCCAGCCTTTCTGGCACTGGCCGGCAACTCTGACCTTTGTCCCTACGGGAAGCCCGGCGACCGCCTCTGGGTGCGCGAGACCTGGGCCCAGCCTGCGAATCTTGATCCGGGACCGACGGTTTACCGTGCGACTTATCCTGATTGCATCAAGGGGCAGGGTTGGGAAAACCTTCCACCCGCCAGCGCGATCCGCTGGAAACCCAGCATCCACATGTTCAGGCGTGACAGCCGCATCCTGCTAGAGATTACTGAAGTGCGCGTCGAGCGCCTGCAGGCCATTTCCCGCAGCGACATCCGGGCGGAGGGCTTGGAATGCCCGCCGGAATTGGCGAGTGACGACGTATCGCCCAATTATCGCGACTGGTATCCCGCCGCGTGGCGGGATCTGTGGGAATCAATCAACGGCGCCGGCGCGTGGGAGGCAAACCCATGGGTCTGGGTCGTCGAGTTCAAGCGGGTGATGCCGTGAGCAGAAGAAAAACGCACTACAACCCACCTGGTGGCGGCAGCCCCTACGACGATGGCGACGAATACGTGTTCTGCGGCACGGCGCTCGTTGAAGGTGAGTTCACCACCAGCAGGGGCAAGGTCACATGCAAACGGTGCCTGAATGCCCTCGCCGCGCAGGAAGCCCAATGGGCAAAAGAGGCTCAGCCCCGCAAAGCCGAGCTGTATGACGAGGTTTGGGCGCTGGCGCGAAGCCTCGGCTGGATGAACGCCACTGACGCCATCAAGCACGCCGGGGTGGCCGGCGACTATTACAGGCGCGTGGGCAGCGAGGTCATCCCATGAGCGCACCTATCGAACCGCAAGACTACATCTACGGCGTGAAGGTAGTTCAGATTGAGGACCTGCGAGTTGCCCGCGGCCTGACCCGCCGCCCCACTTCATCATGCCAGCACCAGAAGCTGATCTATGACCACAACGAGCGCCGCATCTGGTGCAGCGATTGCGAAACAGAGGTCGAGGCCTTCGATGCTTTCGAAGGCTTGGTAAGAAGGCTGAGCGCTGCAAACGGCCGCCTCAAGAGCCGAGAGACAGCGCTGGCAGAGGCAGAGCAGTTCCAGGCCCGAAGCCGGGCGGCGAAGGTGATGGACGAAGCCTGGCGCAGTACGAAGACGGCGCCACTCTGCCCGCACTGCAATACCGCGATCCTTCCCGAAGACGTTGTCGGTGGTGTCGCCAAGGCTTCGAAAGCGCTGGTCCTGGCCGCACGCAAACGCACATCTGACAAGTAACCCCTTCCCCATCTATCCACATGCCTGCCGGTGTAAGGCGGGCGGGAGACATCTGTGTCCAACGAAAACCCGATCCACCAGCAAGACCAGGCCATGATTGAGCGAATCCACGCACAGCACCTTGAGAGAATCAGCGCTCTGGGCGACGAAGCAATCCAGTTTCAGGACGCCTCATACGCCGTCGGCAGGCAGCGCGGCGCCAAGGAAGCAAACGAAGCTCTGCTGGCCGATCTGATCGACGCGGCTGCAACCCTGCGCCGCTATGAGGCTTTGCACCGCTCCAAAGGTACCGAAGAGAGCACCGCGAAGGCCGAAGTTAACGCGGAGCTCGCAACGCGCTTCGAAGCGACAGTTGCCAACTTTGGTCAGCCCACGACCAAAGGCGCACAGGATGCCGCGCGCCGCGTGTCTGCCTGCATTGCTGCCTGCAAGAGCATCAGCACCAAGGCCCTGGAATCGGGCGCCCTAAACAACTTAGAACTGCAGCGTGATCGCATGGTGCTTACACAGCAGCGCGACGAACTGATTGCCGCCTTCGAAGAAGTCTTGCGCATCTCCGACCGAAAACACGACGCGTGGGTTCGCGCTCGCGCAGCCATAGCCAGTGCCAAAGGCGAACAACTCAACCCCGCATAGACCCCGGACGGAGGTAGCCCATGTCAAATGCCGAACAATCCCAAGAGGACTATCAGATTGATATCGTCCCGGAGGAGAAAATGGCGGAGCTGGTATTCGTCACCCGCCGGGCGCTGCAAAGCCGCCGGGCTCGGGGAGTAATCCCCAAAGGGGTCTGGAACACCATCGACGGGAAGGTTTATTACAGCATCAGGAGATATGAGCAATGGCTCGAAAGCCTTTGGGATTGCCCGCCGGAGTTGAGTTCATCGGTCAAACCATCCGCATCAGATTCACCTGGAAGGGCCAGAGACGCTGTGAGACCCTCGGCCTTCCCCAGACGGCCAAGGGTATCAAAGCCGCGGCAGATCTACGCTCTAACGTAGTGAACCTCGCAAAGCTCGGCGTCCTCGATGACACCAGGTACGCCGAGTTTTTCCCCAACTCTAGTTACTCCACCACTTCCTCCATGCCAACTTTCGGGGAATACGCTCAGAGTTGGTTGAACGGCAGGGATATAGTTAAGGGGACGAGGGATAACTATCTCGTCTCTCTCAATCTTTACTGGATGCCTGTATTAAGTCAGATGCCAATGGACCAACTAACCTCGGCATTCTTGAGAAAGACTATTGGTGAAATCGAGTGGAAGCGCTCTTCAATCAAAAGAACCTCCCTTCAGCGTCTGAACCCGATATTCGTCACCGCGGTACTCGACGGCCTGATAAACCGAAACCCGCTGTCATCGATTGAAACGCCCGCCCCTGGCAGAAAAGATATCGACCCTTTCACTGTGGCGGAGGCGAACAGAATAATCGCGCATATGTACGACACGCTGCCGAAGTCGGTGAAGATTTATGGTGCTCTAGCTGAGTTTGGTTTTTTTACCGGAATGAGGCCTGGCGAAATGTATGCGCTGCGCTGGGAGGATATCGACGAGCAGAAACGAACGGCCCATGTCTTCAAGATCGTTGTCGATGGCCAAGTCGAAATCCGAACGAAGACGAAGTACGACCGCCACGTGATGCTGAACAGCAGAGCGCTCAACGCGCTGGAGGTAGCAAAGCAGATCGCCGGTATCAGGTCCGCCCAGGTGCGCAGGCAAGTAAGGAGGTCCGCCTATGTGTTCCCACCCTCGCGAAGGAATGAGTTCATCCAAGACACCACCGTAACCGCCAAGCACTTCGACGCCGCCGTCGATGAATTGGCTATCCGTCGACGTCCGCAATACAATTCCCGCCACACCTACGCAACCATGTGCCTGATGGCCAGCATGAACCCAGCGTTCATCGCTAACCAACTCGGCCACAGCGTGCGAATGTTACTCTCGACGTACGCCAGGTGGATCAACTCCACGAACGACTGGAGCGAAGTCGACAAGCTTGAAGGTGCGTTGAGTGGTACAGAATCGGTACAGGAATGTCCGAAGGCTGGATGAACGCCGCGCTCCGTAAGGCCCCTAGGTAATGCACGGGAATTGCGACATAATTCCGAATGCGTTGATCCCAGTAGACTAGGGCAATGATTCCGGGGGTTTGCTTACCCGGATCAACCCACGCTTACCGGCTCCAACGCAACCGGTGGTACAAAAAGTGGTACGAGAACCTTAATCCCGCTGTAACTCAACAGCGGGAGCTGCTTCCCCTCCCCGGCGTTCTGCCACCAAAACCCTTCCGCTCTCCCGCTTCACGATTTTGCAATCAATTGCAATGCATGCTCTCCGACGAACGGATTAGCGAAAAGCGGCACGTTTTTTAGCAATTGACTACTAAGGTAACGCCAAGTGAATGCAGCCAATGTACCGGCCAGGTACGCAAAAACGCAGTCGCAAGGCTATAGTTCCTGCAAATTGGACCGATACATAAGACGTGTTGACCAATCTGCGAAGCTAGACCATATTGGGGATGTGACTTTTCCGGTGTATTGACAGTCTCACCAATAGCTATAGAATCCCGCGACCTTTTGATAATGTCGGGGAAGCTGGAAATGGTTCAGGAAGAGCTGAGTAATAAGCAAAAAGCAGTGGAAACGCTGTACAACTCCTTGCTCCACGCAGCTAACCGCGTGCTGCATCAAGCAAAGAATTACTCGATCAGCGTCCTGAAGCTCGAAAACCCGACTTACGCGGAAATTGCAGCACAATTCAGGGAGGTGTGCCAAATCATTGATTTGTTGGCTAACCAAATTGATGACGCCCACACAGCGCAGAAAGCGCGGGAATACGTAGGGTGCATGGAAGGCATCGCCAAGGCCATCGATGCTGATGACGCCGAGGCATTAGATAGCTTTGTTAAACAACTTGATACGAGGTCATTCCTGTGAAAAAGCTAAGCGATTTCGAATTTGCCGCACTAGCTCAACGAGCTGCAGCCATCCTTGAATCCATCGAGGGAAAGCTGGACGCGACCGAAAAAGCATTGGCATCCCATGTAGGCGCCAAGCAGGCCGCATAAAGCAACACCCCATTCTTAAGCCCGGCCATGTGCCGGGCTTTTTCGTTTCCGGCCGCTGCTCAAAAACCTCGTTCCGATCAGCCTACAATCCGATACTTCGATCATCAGCCTTTTTCCTCACACCCTGAAGGGTTTCGATATCACTTCAGCTTTCGCTTGAAACCCTACATATAGGGTCTGCCATGGCGACTGGCTACAAGATATGCGTTTCAGACCGGGCCTGCAACGCATCACCTGTGGATAAAGCTTTGTGTAAAAAGGGGAGATTGCGTGTGGGCCCTACGGCATCAAGCCTAGGGCGTAGGTCACTTTTTTTTATCAATGCTAATGTCCTGATCTTTAGGACGGTCGGCCAGCTTTTAACCAGTTGCGATAAGCCAAGTCCTCGAACACGTGGGCGTAGGCCGCATCGGCGTATTCGAGCATTTCCCGCAACTCATCTTCGTCGATGACGCCGGTCCGGTGCAGCGCCTTGGCATGGCCAGCCAACTCCCCCGCCCAGTGATCGATCGCGCATTCGCGCCGAGCCTCGTGCTCGAGCAGGTCGTTCCAGATCTTCAATTCTCGCGCTTTGACGTCCATGCTCAATTCCTCCAGTGATCCCGAATGCTGTGGGTAACAACGCCCCAGACATCGAAGTCGTCCCCTTCCATGATGAAGCGATCAGGATATTTTCGGTTCGCCGAGCGCAGTACCGCGTGGCAGCCCACAAAGGCCAGGTACTTGACCAGCGGTTGCTGGTTCACCACACCGATGATGACCTGTCCTGCCTTGGCGTCGATCCCCTTGTCGACGATCAGCAGATCACCGCAGAAGATACCCGCCCCTTCCATGCTGTCGCCTTCAACCTTCACCAGGTAAGTGCCCGGCGCGCGTATGTTCAGGAACTCGTCCAGGGAAATGTCCAGGTGGTCCGGAACCATGTCGTCATTCAAAGCGGCACCACCACGACTGAAAGTAGAACGCTTCGCCGATCTGCTCGATGCCGGAAATGGTCATCCCTTGCGTGCCCAAGCTTGTCACGCTGGCATCGAGCAGGCGCGGCAGTATGTCGGGCGCATGGCCGACGGCGCTGAGCAGGAACGCCTGCCTTGTGATCCGCCCGAGCGCTGAGCACTGCGCCTCGACGATCTGAACGTCGCCCTTGAACGGCGTTACCTTGCTGACTTGGTCCTTGGGCAAAGCAACGCCCATCTGCCGGCGCGGAGTGATTAGGAAATACATGAAAGATCGCTTGAATTAACTGTATATGCGTACAGTTAACTAAGCGCGAGGATTGTGGTCAACACTGTATAAGCCGATTTGCGACAGGTGACCTCATGTGCGGACGCTACTCAATCTACGAACCGATGGACCACTACCTCAAGGAGCTTGCTCCAGAGCAGCTGGTGATCAATGGATACGACCTCTGGCCAATCGAGCGCTACAACGTTGCGCCGACGACTCGTGTCGAGATCATCAGACCGACCGAGGAAGGGCTGAGCGTAGACAAGGTGCGTTGGGGATGGTCGCCGTTCTGGGCGAAAGGTGAAGGGAAGCGTCCGGCCCCGATCAATGCCAGGGTCGAAACGGTGATGACAGGGAAGTACTTCAAGCAGCTATGGCCGAACGGCCGGGTGCTGGCTCCGGCGAACGGCTGGTTTGAATGGGTCAAGGACCCCAACGATCCGAAGAAGAAACAGCCCTACTTCATCAGGCTGAAAGAGGAAGGCGCGATGTTCTTCGCCGCGCTGGCGGAAGTGCATCAGGGGCTTGAGCCCGATCCGCAGGACGGCTTCGTGATCATCACCGCGGACAGCGATCAAGGGATGGTCGACATCCACGATCGGCGGCCGGTGGTGCTGAGCCCAGAGCACGCCCGCGAATGGGTGGATCCCGAAACGACGCCGGAGCGCGCCGCCGAGCTCGCAAAGGAGTGCTGCAGGCCGACTGAGGAATTCACCTGGTTCGAGGTCAGCAGGGATGTAGGAAATGTCAGAAATCAGGGGCCGCACCTGATCGATCCGCTTGAAGAGTGAGACCGGGCGCTGCAGCGCGCCGCGGCTCGAATACGGCCGCCCGGCTGTTGCTCAGTCAGATCTTCCTGACTCCGAACTGAGCGACCTTCACTTTCGAATCCTGAGCAATGCCAGCGGCTAAGTACAGCCCCATGCGCGAGGTGACGACAGTCTCCGTCACGTCGCCCGTGTAACGCTGCGTCTCCAGCGCACCCTTCCAATTGGCCGGCAGCGTGAACGGTTCCTGATATTTGTCCATCGACCGGTAGTAAATGGTGGTGGACGTGCCCGCGACTGGCTTGGTGATGATCAGCTCAGCCTCCCAGCCAAGGATGCCCCGACTGTTGCCAACGATCTCCGGCGCCGAAACCATCTCGATGACGTCGCCGGCCAGCAGGTTCGACAGTGTGATGTTCGCCGCCGGCTGCACGTAGATGTAGCCGCCGGCGGCCGCCATCGCGCCAGCCAGTTCAATGCATTGAGCCTCACCAAACGCTGACTGCTCCTTATACCAGCGCGAAGTGATGCCGGTCAGGCCTGAGCCGGAGGCCTTGTAGTTGTCCGCCAGCACCGATCCTGCGACTGGGTTGGCTGATGCGTTGATGACGCCGGTTGCGCCAGTCATCAGCGGGTTGGCGTTCAGGCAGCCGAACGGCCGAATAGCCGAGTACAGGTCGGCGGCATCCGTGGGCAGCGGCACGCCGAAGAACTCGAAATTGGCGTTGATGACCGGCACGCAGCGGGACTGGATGAAGTCGGCGCCGATCAGGTTCGGATGCAGATCATCGACGGTCATATCCTGCGTGAACCCGTCCCAAATATTGACCACCGGGACGAACTGCCGGACGTAGTTCAGCACCCAGTCCTTGTAAGCGATCGCATCGGCGAGCGCGGCGCCGGTCAATGCCTTGGTGCCGAAGCGCGGCGTACCCGTTCCGACAATCAGGTACTTACCGGGCGTGTTCTGGAAGGCGGTGATCGCCTTCATCACGTTCGCCTTGCTGTCAGCGAGCGTCATACCGGGCGTGGTGCTGTCGTTGGTGCGTGACAGCAACAGCCACAGATCCGCGGTGAGTGACGTCAGACAGGACGGAAGCCTCGGCATGAACTGGCCGGAATGGTCGCCAACCTTTCCCTGATTGTCCAAGTAGCTGGGAAAGAGGCCAGTCTTTGCCGCGATCGCGCCGGCGGGGCCATACGCCTCAGTACCGAAAGCAGTGGCAGCAATGGTGTGGCTGTTCGCGCTGAAGCTGTCGCCCAACAGTCCGAGACCACGACGGATGCGGCGGCGAGACACCGCAGTGCTGATGAGCAGACTCATGACGAAATCTCAAATACGGCGCCGCCAACTGGCGTAAAGCGTGTTTGCGAATATCCAAGATCGAGACGCCAGGCGCCGTCCTGCGCGAACACATCAGACACAACCCAATCGGGGCCCACCTGCTTTTCGACCTTCACACTTCCACCGTTTGCTTTGACCGCGAGTGTCACCGGTGCCAGGCTCGCGGGGGCGATATATTGTTGAGATTGCATATTCTTTTCCTAATCTGAATCTGTACTGAGGGCAGCCTGGTGATCGGCGCGATCAAGGCACGTCGCGGAAGAAAATATGGTTGCCAAGCTTCAGCGTCCGCTTTGCCTTGGCCGCCCAGTCCGGCGCCTTGGGCATAGTGGTCGCGTAGTAGTGGGTCGCGCCGCCAGTGGGATCCGCTACCTTGCCGTCAATCACCTGGTCAGCAGCAATCCGACATTGCGCCAGCTCGCGGAATGGGATCTGCCGCGCGCCGCTCAAGAATTGATAGTTCGGGTCGTTGCGGTTCCAGCAGCTGAACTGGTACGGCTTTTGGCAGACGCCGGCGTAACCCTCGCCCCACCACGACTTGTCCTTCCCATCGTCCACGCGGTTGCGGATCGTCCAGGCCACGGCCACCATTCCGGCCAGCCCCTCGCCACGCGCTTCGCCCCACAGGGTGCGCGCCAGCACATCGCGGTCTTTTTCAGTCACGGTCATCACTTTTCTCCAGGCAAAAAAAATCCCGCTCGATGGCGGGTTTGGCGTAACGATGAGGATTTCTTAGGCCGGAAGCACCGGCCACTCGACGTCAGTGGGGTAGCCTGGCTGTAGCTGGACTTTGGCGAGTGCCGAACGATATCTTTTCCAAACGATGAGGCGAGCTTCATCTGACTCTGTTGCATCACCAGTATCGTGATCATCCTGCAAAGGTTGAATTACTCGGTCTGCAATTGCCTTCAGGCGAGCCTGCTCTGCCGTGATTTGCGCTATCACCTGCATAGTGATAGCCGTCTGTTTCATTTCCTTGGTAACCAGCTTGGTCCAGTCAATATTGCTCATGCTTCGATGTCTCCCTGCTGCGCTTCCTGCCGTTCTTCCGACTCCACCGGGCCCGGCGGGAATTTGATTTCGGTCTCCTCTGGCGTCAGTGGCCGCGGAAACTGCACGTATCCATCCGGCACATTGACCAAATCAACCGGCCATGCTTGCGCCTGGCTGTAGTTGTAAGGAAGGGGGATCATAAGCGTTAATGTTATCTCTCCATTTTGCATTTCCACCGGACCGCCGAACCACTCTGAGTTAATTGCCTCCCAGGGCAGTGTCGACCCCTCTAGCATTGGAGAAAAATCAAAGTCCTCACCATTAACATTGAGAACCGATCCTTTCTTGATTACCGAGAGACTATCATCGCGTCTCTGCGGGCTTAGTTTGATAATCATTAATACCATCTCCCAATAGCGATGTACTCAACGGCCACCTGCTGTGCGCCCCGCGCAATTTGACTAAACACGTACCCTGGAGGCCAGGCGGTGTTAGATATTACAAGAGAACTACCCCCTACAAACCACCCCTCCCCGGACTCTAATGCGGCTGTTATGGCAATGGCTGGTGGCGCAACGAACGGTATTGCGAAAGCTCTCGCAGGCTCGCCTCCACCAAAAAACAGCGGACCGGTTGCAATGTTGAGGGTTTTGATAGTGCGCGTCTTAAATGTACAAATTTGGGTTCCGTCTGCCAGTCTGACGTATTCACCGTTGGCGGTTGATCCCCGCTCAATAACTGCCCCGGTAGGTACCCCCCCAGAGTTGCCAACCGCACCCAGTATCGGCATTGTTGCTACGGAGCCCAGCCCCAAGCCCGAGCGAGCTGCGGACTGACTTGCGCCCCCCGTCCCCCCTTTTGCAACAGGCAAGACGTTTTCTACGGCCACGGACCCAAGGCCCAACGCTGTACGCGCTTCCGGGGGGTTATCCTTGCCCGTGCCACCTTTGCTGACGGGCAGAATTTCGTAATTACCGGTGGTGCCAAGCGCCGCCATCTTGTCGCCGAATTGCAGCCGGAGCTGGTTGAACGCATCAACCAGCAGTTTCGGATATCCCTGTACCGGCATGATCGCGTAGGCCGAACCACTGACGGTCGCGCCTTTATATGGAGGCAAGATCGATATGACCGTGGCGCTGGCTACGTTGGAAACTTCGTACGTCAGGCCGTCCGGGCCGACGAAGGCATCACCCACCCGGGCGTTGGCATCGAACGCCGCATTCACGCCGGTTACAGCAGTCGATCCGTTTGTCACGGACACAGTCCCACCTCTGAGCCAAGGCATCAGATATCTCCAATTTGTTTAAAGGGCAATCTCCGCTCGGCTATACAGCCATCTTTGCGAATAAGGCGGGCAGGTAGAAAGCTGTCGGATTAGATGTCGATGACGTGACGGCGTAGAGAGTGTTCTCGGCAAAATTCCAAAGCATGTACAGCATTCGCCCGGGATTGTTTCCCGCGACCATGTTCATCCCGAAATTATTAATCAAAACGAATTCGTTTTCGGGAAAATTGAAATCCACTTTGTAATAGTGAAAAACGTTTGGCGCTATCGACCCCGTTCTTACATACGTCCAATTCAAAAAGGCGCGACTGAATATCGCAGCCTGGCTGCCGTTGTCGAAAATAACGTTTCCTGCCCCGTCCCAGAGCCGCATGCCATATACAGCGACTGCCTTTGCCATGAACGCCGCGGCAAACCATCTTCCATTGGGCTGCAAGGTGTTGACGTCATACCCGCGGACGTAGAAGCCAGTCCATGCGCCAGGCGATCCGGTTACACGCATTAGACACAGTCCGGCTATTCCTCCAGGTACCGTGTCGGGCCTGACAAATACTAGCGGCGGCTCTTGGCTTGTGATCACTTGGGGGAACGTTGTAACAGATCCAAGCCCGCTCTCCTGAGTAGGAGCATACCGGCCGCTTCCAAGGACCGTGAGCCGCGCAAACTCAGAATCCAGTGTTACCACGTTGCTGTTATTGATGAACTGAAGACCATAGGCCATCAGGAGAACCTCATTACCATGAGCCGCATGGATGGTGCATTAGCTGCCCAGCTGCCGGCCGTAAAGCCTCGGTTGTAGTTGTACACCCGCACCACGCCGTTCAGAACCTCGGTCTCGAATTGGGTCGTGTCGTTGGAGTAAGCCCCTATGGGCACGACGGTCGCGCACGCATTCGCCGGAGTCACTCCCTCCGCGGTGAAATCCTTGTATCCGAAACCCTTGGATCTGTCCGTGATGGTCCACCCAGAGTTAGCAACGACGGCCGATAGAACCATTCGCAGCGTGAATGAGTTTTCATCCAGCTGCAGGGAGCCATCCGGCCCCCAAATTCGCATTCCATAAGACATGAGTTACCCCAGATAGCCGAGACGGACACGCAGGACGTTGTTCACGTCGTACACCGAAACGTTCTGCGCGTTGATCACCAAACGCCCCTGGCCCGGCACGACCCCATTGATCTCAAGGGTGCCATCCTTGTTAAGGATCCACCCCTGCTGCCCGGCGACATAGTTGGTCGAGCTGATGTAGCTGCCTATCTTGGCGTTGGTGATGGTGCCGTCCTGAATGAACGTGGACCCGAGAAACAGCTGTCCACCCTGAGCAACAAACGGCGTCGAGATGGCGCCGCCTGCGATGGTGTTCACTAGCGCGAATCGGTCTGCCGACATCAGGATTTGGCTTTGTAAGACGCCGCCAACGTTTTCGATTCCCGCCCCAATGGCTGCCATTACGTATTGGCCGTTCGAGTTGACCTGCAGCTTCACCGAATACATCGCCGACAGCTTGCCGTCAGTAGAGGCTTGGGCTTTGCTTACCGTCTGCACCGACGAGCTCGCATCATTGGCCACCGCCTGCACCTGATCCAGCTTCGTGGACAGTGCACCATCTGCATCGGACCGGGCCGTAGCCTCAGACCGAATCGCAGACTCATTGCTTCCAACGGCCGCCGACAACGTAGTCAATTGCTGCGCGGTGGCCTGCTGGTTTGTAGCGACCGTGGTTTCAACGATGGTTATCTTTGATTCATTGGTCCCGACGCGGGAATCCAGCGCCGTAATGCGCTGGGTCTGCGCGAAGTCCTGCTCAGTCCTAACCTTCACCTCCTGCGCATAGCTGGCCGTGGCATCCCACCCTTTCAGAGCGTCCGCCATCATTCCTACTATCGGGTCGTCACGGGACGAGGCCTGAATCGCTTGCAGTTGGGAAGCCGTCGAGGTGGTCTTGCCATCGATGGTCGTGATGTCGGTCGTGTTCTTCGTGACCTGGGCGGCCAGGCCGTTAGCGGTCCGGATCGACTGGCCGCTGTTAACCCAATAAGTCGGGTTCGGCGGTCCGTTTGATCCGTCGGCTTTGGCTGGCACGTCGATGATCGCGGTCCACAGGTTGTCGCCCACCCGGACCGTGTTGTCGCGCACATACGTATCGGTAGGCACATAGACCAGAGCGTCGACCAGATCTCCGATCTCGTCCTTCATCTCGTTGATCCGCTCGTTCACCGAGCCCGGGCCGTCCCCGTCGATCAGATCGATGCGCTCCAACAGGTGTTGCCCGAGCTCGGTTTCGCCGATCTGGCCGGCGATCATGTCGAGGATCGCGCCAGCCTCTGAACTGGTCTGCCCCATCACACCAGCGCCGGCGGGGTACCACGGGCCGATGTTGCCGGAACGGTCCACCAGCCGCGCCCAGAAGAAGAACGTCACGCCCGCACGCAGGCCCTGCATGTTGTACTCGGACTGCGGGTACGCAAGATCGCTGAGCTTGGCGGCTGCAGCGAGGTCCGTGGTCGGTCCGTACCAGATCTCGGTCCGCTGGGTGTCATCCGCACCAGGCGGGAAAGTCCACTTGAGGTGGATGCCGAAGATCAGCGCCGTTGCCGTCAGTGAAGTCACTGCCGGCGGTAAACCGGTTTTGCCTTGGAGATCAGTCAGCACCGAGGTCGTCGGCAGCGATGCAACATTCAGCGCGCTCACGGCGCGCACCCTCGCCAGGTACTGGCCTGAATAGATCCCGCGCACGTCGACAGACAGCTCGCCCGTGCGCGGAACTTTGATCCAGCTGCGGGAGCCCCAGCGCCATTCGACGTCATAGGCGACCGCACCAGGCGCGGAAGACCACGCGATGGTCATAAACGTAACGGCGATGCCTTGCTCAATCACCACGTGCTGGCTGAGAAGCACCTGCGCCGGAGGGTCTTGCGTCCCAACCGGTATGCCGCTAATTGGCCGGTCGTCAATGACGGCACCGAAGTCGATCGCATCGAACTTGCTTGGCTCATGCTGAATGCAATCGAGCTGGAACTGGTGCCACTCAGGACGCGTAATGTTCCTGACCAGAAACTGCATGGTCTTCAGGTCCTCGAACTCGAGGATCCATCCGGATTCGGCTTCCGGCGTTTCGCTGTAGGCCGTCGCCACCGTTACCTTGCGCCCAGAGACCGACGTGATGACCCGCGCCTCACTCTTTCCGCTGGGCAGGTTCACCCGCAGCTTGCCGCCTGCGGGCAGCTCGATGTCACGGTCGACGGTGACTACCCGACCTGTCGCACTGTTGATCCGACCACCGTTTGCTCGACCCGCGAGCATGGGGTCGGCGACGGCAATGATTTGGCCCGGCTTCGGAATCTGCCCATCGAGCCCAACCCGGAATGAGGCGCCGCGGATCTGAGTCTGCTCTGTGAGCAATGCCCACTGGCCCGCACGCTGCGCCTGACCGTGCGAGGTGCAGCCGTAAGCCTCGACTGACATCTCGTTAACTGAGCCAAGTTCTGCGAGCCCTTCGTCGTCAAAAACCGGCTCTTTGTCGGTATCGAAGCCTTGGGCCGGGTTGTCCCAGGTGACCATCGCAAGGTTGTGGCGATCGCGAGCCCGGGTGCCTGCGTATTTGATCTCTCCGTTGTTCAGGATCTGCGAAGGGTTGTAGGTGTAGACCGGGTCGCCGGGCATATCCGCATTGACGGTGATCTGCGAGCCGTCCCATGTCGACATCCCATGAAATACCGCAGCGAGGTCCTGCAGCGCTGCGTAGGCATCGGCCTGCTTCTGCAGATACAGGTTGCACGTGAACCGCGGTTCCATCCCGCCCGCGCCGTCAGGCACCAGCTGATCGCAGTATTGACCGATGCGATAGAGATTCCACCGGTCGATCATGGTGGCATCGACGCGCTCGCCCAGGCCGTAATAAGGGTCGAGTACCAGGTCGTAGAAGATCCAGGCCGGGTTATTGGTATAGGCCTCCTTGAAGGTGCCGTCCCAAATGCCGTTTGATGTCCCAGGTCCGCCGGTGGCATACGTACGGGTTTCCGGATTGTAGTTCGACGGAATGCGCACGATGCGGCCCCGCATCAGCACGGCAATCTTGGCGATATCGCCGCCGAATTGCTGAGCGTCATACTCAACACACCCGACGGCCGTCAGCGGATATTCCTGATCGCTGTCGACCACCTGGGCTATCGCCTCGATGACCATGCCATCCTGCACAAGCGAGCTGTTCGCTTCCGGCGTAAGCCGGCGCGCGCGGATCGTCCAGCGACTGCCGACGGGCAAGTCGATGCGGTGCGAGCGCTCGTATTTGGTGACGTTCTTGCGGTCGACAAACGAGGTCAGCATCTGCACGAACGGACCGCTATCAGTCTGAACGTCGATTGCGTAATCAATACGCACGCCGTTGATGTTTCCGGCCTGGTCCTGAGATTGAAGTTGCGGCCAGGCAAAACGGATTCGAACTGCGTCGATCACTGCGTTGGTGATGCTGTGCAGCCATGGGGTCGTCGACAACAGAGTCTGGTTGACGTCGATCTCGTTGCTCGACTCCGCGATTCCCTCAAGGCGCTCCTGATTGAGCTCTCCGTTGCGGAACTGCCACTTCACGCCCGGGTAATTAACTGTGCCGTCCTCGGCGACCAGCGGGGTGCCGTCCAGCTTTACCGAGCGCAGGCCATTGACTGGGCCTACGATAGGCCCCCAGCTCCACAGATAGACGATGCGCGCGGTGGCAATGGATGGCGTGCTGTTGGACGCGATAGAGGGCTGCTTGGGCTTGCTCTCCCCGCCCTTGCCACCCTGAACAGGCCTTACCAAAACCGCTTCGCTCATGCTGCCCCCACAAAAAAGAAAACCCGCCGAAGCGGGTCTGGTGTTGCTGCTGGTTACATCTGGTCTTGCGTGTAAATGCCGCCCGACTCCACCGCCCCGCCGATCTCTCGTTCGCCGTAAAGCAGCGGATAGGGGTTGCCTTGAGCTATGGTGGTGACCGCGCCGCCGAACCCGTACGAGGGATTGTTGCCGTCGTCATTGTTCCCACCGGTGGCGGTTTTGGTCGTGGGCGCGAGCATCTGCACCACGCCGCCCAACCCGACCGCCGCCCCCCCGGCGATCAGCGCAGCACCCATGGGTGCCGTCGTGCCGCCGCTGAATGCGCCAGCAACAATCAGCGCCACACCCAGCACGACCTGAAACAGGCCGGCCTGCTTGCTGCCCTGAATCAGCGGAACAATTCGGATATCGCTGTCGTCGGCGCCTCGCAGGTCGAACTCCCCTTCGCCAGCGTTCCGCTGTCCGCAGAAAACGCTGAAGACCAGGCCGCGCTCTTCACCGCTGCGCAGGAATTTCTCGAAACCTGCGATCTGCGCACACAGCGAGTTAACTGCATCACGGACGCTGTGCACATCGATTGTGTACTCACGGCCGAAGTGACGCCGCAGCACGCCGTACAGCTTGATCGTTCGCATAGTCATTGAGCGTATTCCTTGTGCCGCAGGATCAGCTTGAGGCGTTTGCTCATCGACCATCCGAAGACCTCGCGGCCAGCCAAGCGACCGTGCAAGTGGTGGTAGATGAACGGACCAGCGCCACCGAGGGATGGCGCGGGCTCGCTCTTCATCGACGGGTCACTGCCCAGATAGATCGCGGCATGGTTTGGGAAGTGGCACGGTCGGCCTACCGTTGGCACCTGGAAAACCAACATGTCGCCGCGACGCATCTCGCTGACGCGCTCAAAGCCTGCGGATTCATAGTTTTCCTCGTAGAGGCTCGATCCGTCTTCCTCTTCCCACCACAATTCCTTGCGATCGAAGTTCGGCAACTGCAACTGCGCCTCGCGCGCGTACCAGTCACGGCAGGCAGACCAGCAGTCGAGCAGTCCGTGCGCGAACTCCCTGCCCAGCAGCGGGGCAACGAATCCAGTCGGCTTGAACCAGCCCATTTCGCCGCCGGGCCAGGAGACTATTCCCCAAGGCAGTTCGTGCAGCTCGCAGCTGACCAGATCGGTCATGCTCGGCGCAGGGCTGCGCCCAGGGTGACTGTGGATAATCGCCAGCAGTTCGCCGCGATCCTCGGCGTCAGCCTGATCGTGCTTGTCGATCAGGAAGTGCTGATTGGGATCGCTGGACACGTTGGTGCAGCGGACGTACTCGCGGCCTTCCGCCGTCTTGATGAGCACGCCGCAGGCCTCGGCCGGGTAAGCCGATTCGGCGTGCGCCTGAATGGACGCCACTAGCTGCTGATTAATTCGCATCGTTACCTCGAACTTGTGATCAGGCTCGCGCCCATGGAGCCGCCAAACCGTCGCGTGTTTCCGCGCAGCTTGCAGCTGCTCCACCAGCCGCCGCACCGATCCAGCGCTGGGTTATCGGTCGGCTCGTTTTTCTTGGTGAACATCGCCGAGCCGGTGTAAGCGCAGGCCTCGCCGCGATACTGCCCACGGCAGGCCCACCGACACAGCTTGGTGATCTGCTGAGCCGGCAGTTTCTGCCCCTCCATGTCGATCGGGCTGGACAGCTCAAAAGTCAGAGCGGCGAGGTTCTCGTCTGTTTTCTGCTCGATGTACCAGATCGAAGTCCGGCTTTGATCGGCAGCGGTGGGATTGCCTTCAGCGAAGTTCGCCGCGTCCAGAAAGTGCTTGAACGTCTCGATGACCTTCACCCGCGCGCCGGCCAAATCGCGAAACTGCAAACAGATCGCCGATATCGCGCCGCGGATCCCTTGCAGCTCGTTGGCGACCTGAAGAGTCGGTGTGGCCGGTCGTCCATCCCCGCGCACGTCAAAGCCTTTCGCTTCGATCTGGATTGGCGAGTAAAGCTGGCCCTGCCAGATGATCTCGCCCTCGTGCGCGTGGCCGTGAAAGCGCCAGATGGTTGCGCCGAGGCGCGTAGCGTCGAGCTCATAGAGCCGGATCTGGTTGCCTGGCTCAAGCTTCTGAAAATCTGATGTGATCTGCATGGTTCGCCCAATAAAAACCCCGCACTCGGCGGGGTCAGGGGTTGAAGACCTGCTTAAAGGTCGCGGATATCGTCACGACGCCACCGCCGAGCGTGGTCATCTGGTACCCATTGGCGCGGTACCGGCCTTGCGTTCCGCCTGGAGGCGTCCAAAGGAAAGACTTGTAGCCTTCCTGCCGATCAAGGAAATCCCTTACCTGCTGCACGACCTGGCCAGGTGCGAGCTTTCCGGTGACACTGATATCCCAAGACTGGGCCTTGGTATTGATACCGATGCCGCCGGCCTGCACGTAGCCATCGCCGAAATCGTTCTCCCAGGTCTTCTGGCTCACATCGCCGGATGCGCCCACTCGAACATCAAAACTGAATTTCTCAGCCATTACGCCTCCAGAGTCGCCCGCCCTGCCGCATTTCGCGGTCAAGGAATTGGCCCATGCGCTGTTCGATCGCGTCGCTGATTGCGTTGCCCTGGTTGCGAGCCTCCTGGTCGCTCATGCCTGGCTGGGCTTGAACAGTCACCGGCGCGTGGAACTCGATGTTTCCACCGGCGTTGCCGCCCTGAATGTTGCTCAGGGTCTGGTCCAGTTTCGCGCTTGTCTCGGCGGTGGTAACGCGCTCGCCCTTCTGGAGCAGCCAAGTGCCCGTCTCAGGTACCGAGTCGATACCGTCGTGCGCCATCCCCGAGAGCGCCGCCGAAGCAACGCCGGCGACCATGGGAGCGGTGGCAGCAGCAGCAGTCAACGCAGCAGCGGGAGCCAGGGCAGGACCGAAGATAGGAATCGCCGCGGTGGAGGCATAAGCATTCACCTGAGCAGCAAACGATGCCGCCTGTGCGTTGGCAATCATCCCGATCGCCGCAGACGACTGACCGGTTTTCCCGACGACCAACTGCACCGCCTGGTAAACGAGCCACTGCGAAGCCAAGTCAGCCAAGGCCTTGATTGTGGACTTCGCGAAGCCGCTGACCATGTCACCTAAAGCATCGCCTGCATCTTCTGACCCGGTGGCGACGTCAGAAAGGAAGGTGCTCAGGCCACTGCTCGCGTTGTTGAGCGTGCTGGATGTCAGATCTGCAGCCATCTGAGTGTAGTTTTGCGCGGCATCGGCATAGTTCTCCCACGCCGAAGTTACGCCATCCATCCATTCGCTTTGCGCTTCATCAACCTGCTCGTAGTAGTTCTGCTGGCTCTCCAGCCGAGTTGCCAAGGCCTTCTCGAGCTTTTGCTGTTCTTGCTGGTACAGGTCATCACTGATCTCGCCGCTATTCTGCTGCTCCTGCAAATCACGCATTTGTGCGTTGAAGTCTTGCCGGATGGTCAGGAACTGCTTCAGTCGATCCTTATACTTATCGCCTCGGCCAGCACCAGCTAGATCCTGATCTAAGCCGTCCTGAGCGTCCTGGTTACCCCGGTCGATGTTTGCGCTGAACGCAGCAAGCTTGGCGGCGTCTTCGTTGGCCTTCTTGATTTTGTTGAGCGAATCGAGCTCGGCAGCCAGCTTGTTAAGCCGCTCCTGCTGTTGATCGTTGATGCCGACCAACTTGCCGGACTCAATCTCGAACCCGAGCTTCGCTACCTCAGTGGCGTCCTTCCGCTTATCGGTGGTGGTGTTGATCAGCTCGATCTGGCGCTCGTAGTCCGTTTCGGTGGACTTAAAGGTGTCCTGTATCTTCTTCGCCGCGGCGGCGGCATCGCTGGCCGCTTTCTTCTCCGCTGCAGCCTTCGCAGCGATCGCAGCGGGGTCTACGCCACTACCGGCACCTTCCCCGACGCCCTGATGCTGGTTGCGTTGCTGGGTTCGATAGAGCTGCTCCGCGGCGTCGTTCGCTTTTTTGTAATAATCAACGAATGCAGAACCCGCCAGTGGCGTTTCGAGCGCGGAGCGCATCCTGTTCGTGGCGTCTGTCGCCGCCGCTACTTGATCATTGTAGTTTTTCTCAAGGTCGCCAAGCTGGGAACTTAGGTCTACTCCCGGCAATTTATTGAGAAGGGTCAATGTCTGGTAAACGCCAGCGATGATGCTGCCAGCGGCGCTTGAAACAAGACCGTCAAACTCTGCCGAGATTATTTTAAAAACCCGACCAACACCGTTTCCGGCATCAACAATAAAAGCAATTGCCTCAACAGCTTCTGCCGCGCTCTTTTTTACAGCAGGCCCCAATCCGCCGGCATCCTTCGTCGCTTGGTTAACATCTTTGCTGAATTGCACCAGCAGGGGCAAAAACTCTGCAGCTAACTGCGTTTTCGCCGAGGACAAATACTGTTCCACGCCTTGAAGCTCAATGCCGAACTGCTTCGCAGAAGCGATGGTACTGGTGCTCAGTATTACGCCGGTAGCAGCTGCAGACTCGCCGAGTTCATCAAAACCCTTCGCGTTGTTCCGGAGAAGTGGAACCAAGGCTGTCGAGTCGCTGGCGATGGCCTCCATATAAAAGGTCATTTCCGCCTGGCTGACGTTTGCCTTTTCGAGGCTGGTCACATACAGCGCGAGTGCGTCCTTACTGTTCAGCTTTTTGAACTGGTCCGCCGTGACACCAACCATCGGAGCGATATTAGTGAAAAAATCCTTGAGTGCGCCGCCCCCGGTGTTGATGAAATCACCCAGCTTGTCGTTCGTGTCCTTGAAAATGTCGCCAAGCTTGTCCTGGTCAATCCCCACGCTACGCGCGCCGGCCGCGAGCTTTTGGAACTCGGTAGTGCCAAGCCCCGCCAGTGCAGACAGGTTAGCGATTTCTTTCGCTGAGTCTGCTGATGAAATAACCAAAGCAGTCAGGATTGCGGGAATAGCGCCGATAGAAGCCCCCACGCCTTTCGCGAGGTTGTCGAATGACTTAGCAATCTCGGCGTTACGTTTTTTGGTCTCCTGACTTGCTTTGTCGAGCGGGCCCGTGTAGCCGCCAATTTTGGCTACTAGGTCAAGAGTCAAGGTGCCCAGCGAACCTGCCATGCTTTCCTCCAGGCATAAAAAAACCCGCCGTAGCGGGTTTAACAAATTATTAGAGCTTCGGATATTGCTTTTTCAATAACTCCAAGCGGGACTTGCTAGATTCTGAGAATCCCTCGGAATCGAATAGAGCCTTTTTGTCCGGGCCGTCAAGACGGACGACCTCTACCGTGAACACAGCATCTTGCGGAGGGTCGACCTTTCCCCAAGGCCCGAATTGGTTTGGCAACAAGCTCCAAGTCTGCTGCTCCCCCGGCTCGAGACCACCACTGATTTCATAGTTGAAGTTTTCAACTATCCAAGGAATTGATCTGCCCGGGGACGCCACCGTTCCTCTGAAATAAGCCCTTGAGACAGCCGACTGCGTACCATTTTTAACAGTAATTTCGATCACGGGCTTCGGTCGATACGAGTATTTCTCCTCTTGCAAATAGAACCGCGACTTTGGCACTGTGAAAGCAGACAACTGCTGCTTAGACGCTACTGATGCCGCTTCCTTTTTTTGGAGTTCTTCGATCTCCAGCAAGGCTTGCTCCCGCTCCCTACGCTCTCGCTCAATCCGGATAGAGGTCGCTGCTGCGGCCACCTGCTCCGCGGTCTTCCCGTTGAGGTCCGCCAACAACGCCTTTGTGGTGTCCGAAGTGGACTTCTCTCCCTTGAGAACTGCTTTGAAATCTAGCCCGCTCAGAAGTATTAGCTTCAGATCACTTTCAAACTGAGCTCGTTTGTCCGCTGAAAGACTTTCAGAGACTTTCTGCACCGAACTCTTCATCGCATCTTCCGAGCTACCATCAAGCTTTGGCTCACCGCATCCGGAAAGCATTAAAGCTGCAACGACAAACACAACAACCTTGCGCATCAGTGTTCCCTCCATTGACTCGCGCAAGCATACCAAACAATCCAATTGTCGATAGTTGCTCAGGCCCATGTCGCCATTGCCTGATCGAGACTCAGTGGCGGCTCATCCATGTGAGGCGCAAAGTCTTCAATGCTGAAGACTTTCTTGCCAGCGCGGCTGTTGCCATAGAACGAGGCCAATCGAGCCATGGCCGCTTCGATCCGCATGCCCTGATTCAGCGAGCCCCGCTTGCCGCGAAACTTGCACCACACCATGAACTCGGGAAAGGTCATGTTGGCCTGCGCCTCGGCAATGGTGCGGCCGCCGATTCCATTCATGACGAGCTCGCACCAAATTTCGTCTACTTCGTCGAGGCCGGTGTCTTTCCCAGGTTCTGAACCTCACTGATCGCAATCAGCAGCAGCTGCGTAAGCAACGGATCCAGCGCGCCACGCTCCGGATCGTTCTGTCCGGTCAGGTCCGCAACGGTGAAGACCGGCGCGCCATCCTTGTCGCAGATGCTGGATGCGATACGCGCAGCGAGAGGATCTGCCCCATTCCGCGCGCTGATGTCGCCAACCGCGGTCTGGTAAGACAACGGTCGAACGTACGTGATGAACTTGTGCTTCTTCCCGGCATTTTCCCATTCAATGGTTTTTTCGACCGGGCGGGAGGTGAACGCTTTGGATTTCTTGAGACTCTCGATGCTCAGATCCATTATGCGGCCACCTTACGAATCCAGGCAGAACCACCGGAGCGCTGGATCGTTGCCGCAGTGGTCACGACGGCATTGCCGGCGAAGTCGAACGGAAAGTCCGACACGTAGCCGTCGAAGATGAACCAGGTGCGAGTGTTTGGCAGCACGAAATCATCGGCCTCGCCAACCACCGCAGCCGCCACAGCACCAGAGCCAGCGCCGCCAGTCAGCGTCACGGCAGGAGCGGACGTATAGCCCGTGCCAGCGTTGGTGATAGTGAAGCCTGTGACCTTCCCGCCCGCGATCAGCGCGGTTGCTGCCGCACCACTGCCGCCGCCCCCGGTGAAGGCAACTGCTGGGGCCGAGGTGTAGCCATTGCCCCCATTGGCAAGACTCAGCGCCGCCAGCGCTCCCGCCGCTCCGACTGTTGGCGCGATGTCCAGGCCGTCTGACCAACCCACTGCCCAGTGAATGCTCTCGATCGAGTCGTCTTCGGAGAGCTGGTGCAGCCTGACGTGCGATGCGTTGCGGGGATCCGCATTGAGAGTTAACGAGGCTTGGCCAGGGGTACGCAGGCCGCGCATGTAGCGTCGCACCTTGTCGCTCAGACAGGTAACCTCGATCTGGTCAGCAGGGTTACCGCCCGGGCTAAATGCCGTAGCGCATTCAATTTCGAGAATTTCGAAAGCCGCTGGGTTAGCGGCACTCGGCACCAGGGCGTAAATCTGGGTTCCTTGGGACAGAATCGACATGGTGATCTCCAAATGTCGGGCACAAAAAAACCCGCTTGTAGCGGGCCGGTTTGGGTTGTTCGGTTATCGCTGGACGATCCAGTCGACGTCGAAGCTGTAGCGGTAGAGCGTCGTCTCGGTGTCGCGGGTTTCGCCGTTGTAGCTGGTCACGCGCGCGACCAATTCGATTGCGTACTCGATGGCCTGACCTGCTGCGCGAGCAGCCGCGGCAGTAGCGGCGTAGACATCAACCTGCAGGCCGTAAGCCTCGACATCGGGGCGCCCCGCGAGATAGTTTTCCGGGCTGCCGTTGATGACCTGCCACACGCAATAGGTCCCAGCGGGTTTATCCGGTGCCATGCCGAATAGGTAAAGCCTGACCGGGTTTTGCCCGATGAGAGCCGTTACAGCAGGATCGGCCGCCGCCACTTGGAAAATGGGTGGGTATTTCATTTGGCCGCCTTCGCCGCACGCCGGATCGCCCGGTCAATGGCCTTTTCGTATTCAGTGATGAACGTGTTCGTGGCCAGGCTGATGTTGTCAGCCAGCGCCTTGCGCATGAATGGATTGGCCGCCATCTTGGCGGTGCCGAACTCGAAGAACCGCCAGTGCGGTGTAGGTCCAGAATCCCCTTCGTCAGGGTTGCCCTTTTTGGCGATTTTGGCACCGTGAAGAACCCCAACGCGAAACCCTAGATCGCCCGATGCTTTGAACAGCCGGCCATTCCAACGCAGCGCGATGTTCTTCGCGATCGAGCGGCCTGTTGCCGTGTCGTCGAGTTTCTGCGCCCCTTCCCTAGCTTTGTCCGCCACGACCTGCGCAGCCTTGCGCAGAGCTGCACGCCCACCCTTGCGCTTGACGTCGTAAGAGACGGCTTCAAGCTTCGCGACCAGTGAGTCGATGCCGATCAGACTGAACTGCACCGTATCAACCATCGTTGACGCCCTCGCTGCACGGAAGCGTCAGGTAATCGCGGCCGCTCTCCATGTCGGCAAGCACTCCATGAATGTTGTAGACCTTGCCGCTGTGAATGATCCGCATCGCTGAGGTGATGCCCGGGCGGTAACGAATCACCACACGCGACGTCACTTCAGACTGACCCGCTGCTGCGGCGATGAACTCTCGTGCCGACAGCGGCTCGATTGCGGCCCATACCTTGGTGACGTCAACCCATGATGGGATGACCTCCCCGCTCACTGGATCTTGCGAATACTCAGGGCGCTGGAGCATTACATGGTGTCGAAGCTTGCCTGCACGCATCAGATCCCCCAGCCGATTCGGTAAGGTGTCAGCAACGACCGCGAGCCCATCGGCAACTCACTGAATGCAGCGCCGCTGGCCGTATCCTCGCGGTTGGCATAGAGGGAGCCCAGGATCAGCAAGCAGGCGGCGCGGATCGATGCAGTCATCAGCACTGGATCAAGACCGGCCGACCCGTCGAGCACAGCAGCCCCCAGCGAATCCAAGTCCGCATAAAACCGCCGATTCAGGAACTGGGAGGCACTGTCCTCGGCGGCGGTCAGCAGCAGTTCGACGTACTCGCGGTCATCCTCGTCCGCCCGCAGATGTTGCATCGCTTGATCGGTCGGGATGGCGTTCATGTCAGGCCTTCGGCTTTTTGTCGGTAGCCAGGCCGGCAGTGACCAGCGACACCGCGTCATGCTTCGGCGACTTGTAACCTTTACCCCCGGCACGGCGGATCTCTTTTCCGTCCAGGTAGCTGCGCAACGGGTAAATCATGATCTCGTTGCCGTCCTCGGCAGCGACATCCGCCTGCAACTGGTCACCGGCCGCTGCAGCAGCGTCGAGGGTAATCGTCGAGCCGGCTGCTGCGGCACCGGAGGCCGGTTGACCAGCCTGCACGGTGTTGCCAATGCCATTGGCCGGATCTGTGGGCTGGAGCGGACCGGTTCCTGCGCCCGCCACGGAAGTGCTATCAGGTACCGCGCTTCCACCTTGAACGCCGGGCGGGGTGGCCGGGCCGGCGGTGCTTTGTGCCGGAGTCTGCTGGCCAGCCTCACCAGCGGTCGTATTCGCTGCTGTAGCAGCACCCTTACTTGCATCGCTCGCGCTTGTACGTGCCATTTCATCGCTCCTGAATAAGTGAGGCCGCCCGAGGGCGGCGCTCTTTGGGAAGGGTTAGGCGGCCGGGGTCAGCGCTCCGGTGACAAAGGCTTCTGGGCGATACACAGCGAAAGCCAAGCGCTCTTCCGCTCGGATGGTCACCATGTTGTTCTCGAAGTCCTTGTCGTTTTCAGTCGAGACCAGAACCTCGATGCCCATGCGGTCGTAAATCTGCGCAGCCAGGCTGAAGGCGCCGACCAGGAATTGGTCTTGAACGAGGGCTTGGGTTTCCACCACCGGCAGGTTCCACAAGCGCGGCGCGGTACCTTCTTGCGGTTTACCGATGATGTAACGACCTTCGCCATCCTTGAGCAACTCGATGGCAGCCCAGTCGATTGGGTTCAGCACGATACCGGTGGACGGGAACTCGGCCAGCTGCGCCTGAAGTAGGGCCAACCGGATACGGTCGATACGCTGGATGGCCTGAACCTGAATACCCGCAGGCGGAGCGTAGATTTGGGCCTGAGGGATGATGCCCTTGAGGTTGTTACCTGTGCCGTTGCCGTAAAGGATTTGAGCCTCTTCAGCCAGCAGCAGACCATAACGGCCACGGGCATCGATGTAGCTCTGCAGTGCAGAAGCGTCGTCCAGGATCTGACGGCTGGCTTTGAACAGGTGTGCGATGGTCCGCACGTTGGCGTTCTGCAGCTCGAACTTCAGTTCGCTGTAGGGCTTGGCCATCCCCTCGCCGACAATTGCAGCGTTATTGGTGAAGCCGGTTTCACGCACGTACTCGACTGCGTTGCTGTCGGTGGTGCCAGGCGCAACCAGATCGCGAATGGTCAGGCGGCGCTGAGGCGCGAGGACGATGCCAACGCGCTCCGTTTGCACCAGCGCGCCGCCGGAAGTGGGCACCGAGGTGATTGCGGCGCGTGGCACTTCCACACGGCGGGAGCCGCGGAAAGAGCTGTTGACGCCCTCTTCGGTCATTTTCGCGGCGACGAGCTGACCGGCAGACTGCTGAACTTCCGGGTCATGACGCTTGTTGGCATTGACCAGCTTTTGCTCAGCGTCCTGCATGCGCGCTTGAAGCTCGCCCTGCTTCATCAGCAGCTCGTCCACCTTGCCACGGGTTTCAGCCTGCATTTCACCGGAGGCTTTGATTTCCTTCTCAGTGCGCTCGGCGTAGGTCTTGATCTGGTCGCCAACAGCTTTCAGGTCGGCTTGGGTTTGCTTCTGGGAAGCTTCAATTGCAGAAAGATCTACAGGCATGATTTTGTCCTTTCAAAAATGAAAAAACCGCCTCTCGGGCGGTTATCTAGTGGGTTGCAGCGCCAGTCGATCAGCAGGCGGGGATAAGCCCCCGAAGTGCCGACGCCTGATTTGCGGTTTCTTCAAACGCGGATACATCAAGGGCAGCGCTGGGCTTGCCCGGCACGACAGCGCGAAGCGTATCGCCGCCAGCAGCGCTAGACGTGCTGGTCTTGATTTCTGAGATGAGCTTGCGGCGCTCGCTGCGCGGCATCCCTGATTTGGCGAGCGCAGCGTCGAGCTTGCGGGCCGAGTGAGCCTGATTACCTTCCTCGCTCGGGGTTTGCTCCACTTCGGATGCTGAGATCAGGCCGGTAGCGAAGCCCTTCTCGACGGCGTTCGAGCCGTTCATGTAGGTCTCAGCGTCGAGCATCTTCTCCACCGCGGACTCATCCTGGCCGCTCGTGTCTGCGTACAGGCTGATCATTACGCGGTCGAACTCTTCCATCGTGTCGGCGAGCTCGCGAATGGCGTGGCGGTTGCCGGCAAAATAGGTCCAGCAGTTGTGGATCATCAGGAACGCTGTCTTGGCGACTTCGCGCTTGGCGCCCGCCATTGCGATGACAGATGCCGCCGAGGCCGCCAGGCCAAGGACCTTGATCGTCACCTCTTGAGAGTGCTCGAGTAGGCGGTTATAGATTGCAATCCCCTCGAACATGTCGCCGCCCGGGGAGTTGATGTAGACCGTCACTGGGTTGTCGCCAATCGACCGAAGCGCCGCGTCCACGCGCTTGAGCGTGACGCCCTCGCCGTACCAATCCTCACCGATGATCCCGTACATAGTGATCGTATCGGTGCCGGCTTCCAGCGCAGCGCGCAGATCCGGGTTCCACAAATCAAGCGCGCGCGGGCTCAACTCACAGTTGAAACTGCGAGCATTTACATTCAATGGCATGGTTACTCCTGGGCCTGGCCGAGCCAGTTTTTCAAAGCGTTTTGAGCGGCTTGCCCGTCGGTGGACTGGCCGAGCTTGTCGATTGGCGCGAGGTTGGTCTGAACGGTGAGCACCGAGGCGTTGCCGCCGTGGCGCGGGAGGTTCTCCTTAACGCGGCATTCGTCACGGGTCATGATCCCGTTCTGGGTCATCTTGCTGTACCACTCCGCACGGCCCGCACTGTCGGCTTTCAAAAAGGCCTCCAGCGAAAACTCGGTGTAGT